TGCAGACGTTAAATTCTATCCTTCCGTCCAGCGGGGGACGTTAAATCTAGCAAACACTCTTTACCGGTGTGGCGCAGGGGAAGCGCGCAAGGCTCATAACCTTGAGGACACCTGATCGAAACGGGTCGCCGGTATCATTACAATTCAGTCGCTTTGCAGAAGTGGCTCGTCATTGCTTCAGCGACGTTAAACGCAGCACCCACTTTCACCGGGATGGCGCAGAGGCAGCGCGCAGGACTCATAATCCTGAGGTCACACGATCGAGACGTGTTCCCGGTATTCTTTCACTTCGCCTCCGGCCGTCTTGATGCAGACGTTAAATTCTATCCTTCCGTCCAGCGGGGGACGTTAAATCTAGCAAACACTCTTTACCGGTGTGGCGCAGGGGAAGCGCGCAAGGCTCATAACCTTGAGGACACCTGATCGAAACGGGTCACCGGTATTTACCACTTAGGCAGTTTTAAAGAAATTGCCACGCTATAAACGCATTAGTAGCAGCATCATTTCATTCTAAGATAATTGGTTTTACCGGTGTGGAGTAGTGGCAACTCGCGGTGGTCGCTCCAGCCGAGACATAGGATCAAACCCTATCGCCGGTATTGTCAAGCTGGACGCTATAAACGCAGCAACATTTCACCGCCTTAGCTCAGACGGCAGAGCGCCAGGCTCATAACTTGGAGGTCGATGGATCAAAACCATCAGGGGGTAATTCTATCATTGGGTCGCTTTGCAGAAGTGGCTCGTCATAGCTTAAGCGACGTAAAACAGCAACACTTTACCGGCGTAGCGCATCGGCAGCGCGCAAGGCTCATAACCTTGAGGTAACTGGATCAACACCAGTCGCGGGTATTCTCCTCTTTGGTTGTTTTTCAGAAACGACTCTTGCGTCATAATCGCACCAAACATTTCACCGCCTTAGCTCAGGGGCAGAGCGCCAGGCTCATAACTTGGAGGTCGTCGGATCAAAACCCACAGGCGGTATTCTATAATTCGGTCACTTTGCAGAAGTGGCTCGTCATATCTTAAGTGACGTCCGGCTCAATGACGTTAAATAGAGTGGAAATGGACCCGGTGGTTGCACTTACTTATTCATTCAGTTGAATTCGGGCATGAATTTACATTCAGTTGTTTTCATGGCAGTGACAAGCATGTTGAACGGGATAACTGCATGCGAGAGAGGGGCTTGCAGTCTGCGAATACCGTTTCGCTAAACACATACTACATACACAATCCAATCACCGCATGCGCATGCACCCCGAATATTCCCGATTTTAATATTCATTGTTTTTTTAAACAATGAATAAATTTATACTTTTTTATACTTTAGGGAAAATAAAGGAATGGAATGCGTTATACTGTAAAAACATGAATCTGTGCAGTACATAAAGTAGACAAACTAATATGAGCGACACCACCAGTATTGATGATTTGCCAACGGCATCTGGCCAAAATCCCAATACCCAGAATCAAAACATCGTAATTCAAAAAACGGAACCATCAACTCTATCCTATTCACCGAACGTACCAGAATTAGCTCATCCTCATCCACAGCAATCACAACAAGCACAACAAGGAATCCAGAACCAGCAACCGAATCAAAAATTGATGAACGAATTGGTGAGCGGGGTGCAACGAGCCAGCATGACGGGCATGACTGCACTACCGTCACGTGACATCCCACGTGATACGAGTGGTATGATGCAGGATGCGCAAGTGCAACCCACGTATGTCCCCCAACCGCAACGACACGTGGACTACATTCAGGATCACGAAACGAGTTCCACGCTGGAGCGCGTCATGCACCAAAATACACGCGGATCCAACCGTGCCGATGCTTTAGAAACATTCTACGAGGAGATTCAGTCGCCACTCATGCTGGCCATTCTGTATTTCGCCTTTCAACTCCCGGCAGTCAAGCGATACATGTTCCGATACTTGCCGTCGGCTCTGTTCGGCGCAGACGGACACGCCAACCTAGCGGGGCTGATTACCACAAGTGCCATGTTCGGCTTCTCATTTTACACCCTACAAAAAAGCATGACACGATTACTGGAATCATACTAACACACTCACTCACACATGTGTTCATTTATCATTTCGTACAATTGAATGCATTATATTCTATCATTTGTTATAGTAAAAAAAAAGGGACAAATGATACATCAATTTTTAGCACAACTGCAATTACAACTCCAAGAAAAACAGAAAAATCAAGACGAAGTCTTCGAAGTAAAAGGAAATGACATAAAAGAAGAGGGCCACGGCCACAACGAGCCCATCCAACCCCCAATTCAATCCAAACATTTAGATACGCCGTTCAAACTGCCCATGGAGTATTTAGGTGCGAATATGTTGCACGCAATTAACACAAGCGTGTTGTCCAATTTGGAGCTGATTGAATGCACCAAGCAGGTCAATACCAATCCCAATTCGGCAGAATCATCAAAACCCATGTATGCCCACGTGTTTCAGCCGCAATCCGCATTTGCCAAACGCCATTTAGGCATGTGGGCCAAGCAGTTCACAACCAGCGTGCCATTTTTGCAGGACACGCAGCGCTTTATTTCTGCGGTTTCCGGTTCCGGTTCGAATCCCATTGTAATAGAAGACGCAAAATGCATTGAAGATATTTGGACCCGCATTAAAACCGATACCGGATTCCACGACAAATTCAACTACATTGACTACGCACCCCTGGACCTGCTGAATCGGTCCCCCACTTTCCTGCAGTGTTACAGCATGTATAACCTATTCTCGCCGGTGCTCTCCTTTTTAATGCCGGTCATCATGCTCATCGTGCCGTTTTTTATTTTAAAGTTGCAAGGCGTCCCCATCACGATGCCAACCTATTTCGGCATCATAAAAATGATGCTGTCGCAGCACGCCATCGGAAAACTCATATTTGACATGAGCTCTGTAAGCTGGGACAAACGCATATACATCCTCGTATCAGTCGTGTTTTACGTCGTGCAAATGTATCAAAACGTGGCATCGTGCCACCGATTTTACCGCAATACGTTTCTCATTCATAATGATTTGGCAACCATTCGCACTTACGCAAACGCAACAATTGCACGCATGCACGAATTTACGGCGTATGCCCGTATCGCCGGCGATACATATGCGCCATTTCTTTCGGACTTGGATTATAATCGGGAGCAGCTGGAGCGAATGGTGGTGGCTTTAGACCGCATTGACCCGCCGGCTCTGACGGCGAAGAAGTGCCTGCAAATCGGATACGTAATGCAACAATACTATGCGGTTTTTTCGAATGCGAGCATTGCGGCGTGCATGCAATACAGTTTCGGGTTCAACGCATTTGCAGAACACATGGGGCAGTTCGGTGCATTGGTTCAAAATAATTGCGTGTCGGCATGCGAATTTGTGGACAAACCGGCGGATACATGCAAAAATAATAATAAAAACAAAAATAAAAAGAAGAAGAAAGAGGCAGAGACAGATGCAAACACAAATACCAAAATTGTGAACGGGTATTACATTGCAACTGCAACCAGCGAGTCTAATTGTAGTAGTCCCGTCAAGAACACGGTAGCGTTGGGGAAACGGCTGGTCATCACGGGGCCGAATGCATCCGGGAAAACCACCATTCTGAAAATGACGATGCTGAACATCCTGTTTTCACAGCAATGGGGATACGGGTTCTACGATGCAGGAACGCGCATTCGTCCGTACAACCAGTTGCACAGTTACTTGAACATACCCGACACGTCGGGGCGAGACAGTTTGTTTCAGGCGGAATCCAGGCGGTGCAAGGAAATTCTGGACAAATTGACACCAACAACCAATGGCGCTAGCGACAGCAGGCACTTCTGTATTTTTGACGAGCTGTATTCCGGCACAAACCCGTACGAAGCCATCGCCAGCGCATACGGTTACATAATGCACCTCGCAAAATACGACAGCGTGGACTTCATGCTTACTACGCACTACATTCAGTTGTGCAAACTATTCGAATCAGATAATTCGAAGTTAGAATCCGACACTCGAGAGAAAATTGGCAATGACAATTCAAATTCAAATTCAAATAAAGAAACTAATAAAATCCAGAATTTGCACATGGAAGTGGCTGATCTCGGCAATCACGACTTTAAATACTTGTACGCACTGCGTCCGGGTATTTCAGCCATTAAGGGGGGCGTTAAGGTGCTGTATGATTTACAATATCCGACATCCATTGTTGAAACCACGCGTCGTATTTTAAGCATCCTTTAAACATACGTTTATTCCGTTCGTTCGTTCAGCCATATTTATTTATTATTTGAATGTAAGACATATTAAATATTAAATCACTTACTAATTCATAATATTTTTGTATAATGCCTGGAGCGGGTTCGTTTTCGGTGGCAACCACCATATTTGTAAGTTTAGCAATATGCGCAGCCATTTCGTACGGTATATTTTATTATTTCAAACAACGCATTTCAGTCATTGAACAGTCACAGATGGAACAGGCGCGCATCATGCAATCCTTTATTGCGCGTAGCATCATGCAACAACACGGGGGGATGCAACAACACGGGGGGATGCAACAACACGGTGGAATGCAATGCGCTCCAGAACAGCCGGTTCAAAAGGAAGTTACGGTTACCGAAAGTGGTCTCATTGAAGTTAGTTCTGAATCCGATGGTTCTGAAACCGAATCCGATTCTGACTCTGAATACGAGTCCGACTCCGAGTCCGAGTCCGAAATAAAATGTGTTCAAATACATGATCACGACCAACTGCTGCACGACCAACTGCATGACCAAATAGAGGTAGTCGCAGATGCAGGCACAATATGTATAAGTATAAATGCGAATGCGGATAAAAAAATAATATCTCTGAACAAGGGTGCATTAGGCCAAGAAGACAATGAGGAGAGCGAGAGTAGTGACAGTGATAATAGCGACGACAGTTCCAACCAAGACCCGCAAGAAGAACAAGAGGAACTGTTAGAATTAAAAATTGGATATAAGCACAACAAGGACATCGATAAGAACGCAAAGAAGGCAACCCAGGCCCAGTCCATACAATTGAATTATGGGAACATGTCGGTGTCTGCGTTACGCCAATTAGCCAAGGAACGCAGTTTAGGCGGCGAAGACGGCGACCTGCAAAAATTAAAAAAGAAGGAACTCATACAGCTCCTGCAGTAATAGTGATAAACCATTTAAAAGAATGAGCCCACATATTTGTATATCTCATTTTATTTACTTTTTCTCAAACCGCATGAAGCACGTACTCGAATACGTGTGGCCGGACGCAAGCGGATGTTTGCGCAGCAAAATCCGGGTGGTAAACCTGGAGGAAAGCACGAGCATTGAGTGCATCCTAGCCGACCCGGTTCGATGGGAATGGTCGTTTGACGGCTCGTCCACGGGGCAAGCCACAGGAACCGACAGCGACGTTCTCATTCGCCCGGTCGCCATGTATTTGAACCCGTTTTACAAGGGCATGCACTTTGGGGCCCGGCTAATAATGTGCGAGTGTTACAACAAGGACGGCACGCCGCACGCCACAAACATGCGCGCTCGATGCGCACAAACCAACACTGTGTGTGCGAGTGAAGAACCGCTCTTTGGAATTGAGCAGGAGTACGTGCTGTTCGAACGCATTGGCAATGTCCCGTATCAATGGGACAGCTGCAATGATCCGGGTTGCGGGGGTCAGGGCCCGTATTACTGCAGTGTGGGGGGCGACCGCTGTTTCGGTCGGAAAATTGTGGATCAGCACCTGCAGGCGTGTATGTATGCCGGGATTGAGATATGCGGCACGAATGCAGAGGTCATGGCGTCGCAGTGGGAGTTTCAGATTGGGCCATTATCTGCACTCCAAGTGTCGGACCAGCTGTGGATGGCGCGCTACATTCTCATGCGCATCACGGAAGAACACGGGTGTCGCGTCTCGTTCCATCCCAAGCCATTCGTATACTGGAATGGGTCGGGCGGTCACACCAACTTCAGCACGGCGGCAATGCGTTCGTCTGAACCATCCAACCCTGGATCAGCTATGGCAGCGCTTGTTGCAGCGTGCAACCAATTACAGGCCAATCACGCCCCCCACATGGCGGTGTACGGCGAGCACAACGACGCTCGCATGACGGGACTGCACGAAACCAGTTCCATTCACGAGTGCACGTGGGGTATCAGCGACCGTGGGCGTAGCATTCGCATCCCCCGACACGTTGCAAATCAGGGGCACGGATATTTAGAAGACCGGCGCCCCGCTGCTAATCTGGATCCGTACCTGGTAACCGAACGCATCATGCGCACGTGTTGTTTAGCTACCCCAAGCCCACACCCCAACCCCAAACCGCAATGATTATTTTCGTCGATTCAATAAATAAAATGATTAAAAATATAATATAATTATTATACAAGCATTATATTACATTCGCATAACATCAAATCGTCGTATTCATATTCATATAGAATGAGTTGGGGAACGTGCTATGCGGGTTCCAACAATATTCATTTCAATTACCCGCCAATCATGGCTGACGGACGCAATTATGCCGATTGGCAGCCCGGGGCTGTTGTCAACGAGCGCATTAAGGCGCAGGCTGGCATACAGTCCAACTCGCAGTACCGCCAGTATTTAACGCACAATGCGACGCAAATCATGCAGGCCAACCAGATGGAGGCGTGCAATCAGTGCGGCAACTGCGTGTATAACACCAGCAACCCGCTTCAATCGCAGTCCAATACACCATATGTGTTCACCAGCGCACTCGACAACAGCCAGCCTTTCGGATATGAATCCAGCGACCTGAAGAATTACTACTTGTCTCGGCAACAACTGCAGGCGCGCATGATTGCGCCGGTCATCACGCAAAACGAGCTACTAATGCAACGCTATCCTGCGCCCAATTGAACCTGTAGTTCAGTTCACTCTATACTTATATTTGTATTTTTATTTTTGTTAGAAATAAAAACATAAACACATAAACACACGAACCCATACCAATTAAAATATAAAATCAAATTCAGAATAACATGAAAATTTTGAGCATTGATGTTGGAATGAAGAATTTGGCGTACTGTTTGTTTGAGTGTAACGCCGCCGACCAAACATCCAATGCAAAGGACCCCGAAGCCATGATGCAACTAGTCAATATTATGGCCTGGGACACCGTGAATTTGTGTGATGCGACTGCTTCCACGGAAGTGGTTCCTCCCACGACGTGCACAAATCCTGGATGCAAATTTGCAGCCAAATTCATGCATGCATCACGTTCATCCTCCGACAACAACGCCAATTCTACGCTAGACGCACCTGCGTTTTACTGCACACGGCATGCGAATGCATCCGGATACAAGATGCCTTTGCTGGTGTCTTCAAAATCCCTCAAAAAAATGACTTTGGAAGAATTGAAAACGTTTTCGGACGAATATCTCTCGGTGCCCATTCCTGAAAAGTGTGCAAAGAGCAAGATGAAGCTGTTGCAACACTTGAATGTTGCCATTGCGGCCGAGTATCTGGTTGCGGTTACCGCCAAGGCTAGGGTGGTTTCTGCTGCATCGATCGATCTAATCACCATTGGCCGAAACATGCATCGGCGGTTTGATGCGCTGCCCCATCTGTCAGGGGCAGGAATTGATGTCGTTATCATTGAGAATCAGCTGAGCACGCTGGCCACCCGCATGAAAACATTGCAGGGCATGATTACGCAATATTTCATCATGCGCGGAGTGCCCGATATTCGGTTCATATCGGCCATAAATAAACTCAAGCTCTTTGCAAAAGAGGGGGAAGAAGATGGCGGGTATGCCAACCGAAAAAAACGCAGCATAGAAATTACTCGCGGGTTGATTACCCCCACCCCCGTGTGGTCGATGAAGTTTGAGAAACATAAAAAGAAGGACGATCTGGCCGATTGCTTTTTGCAAGGGATGTGGTGGTTATGCAAACGGGGATAAGAGAGACAACGTGACAAATGACAATGCCAAATAATATTCAAATAATATATTTATAATGCGTATGATTTAAACTTAAAAGATATAAATTAAACATAAGAATAGATAGATTTGCGAAAAATGGAAGAAGTTATTGACATTTCTAACCTACCAAGCGATTCACGCATTGGAGGAAGTAAATCCTCCAATTTTGGAGGTGGACTCGAATTTCTGATGAACGATAAAATAAAAGGGGGTGGAAAGAGTAGCGGCGGCGGGGGCGACATTGACATCGGCGACTTGAATGCGCTGGAAGCCGAATTGAACGAATTAAGCGATATTACAGTACCGAGTGGTGGCGGCAGTAGCAGTAGCAGCAAATCACTGTTTTTTAGTGGCATTGGCGCTGGTAATAGTGGAAATACTCATAGCGTGTCGTTCAAAGATGTTCCAACTGACAGTAACGGCAACAATAGTAGCAGTAGCAGTAGCAGCAGTAGCAGCAGTGGCTTCAATTTAGGCAGTTCAACTGCATCTGCCGACGATGACAAAAAAACGTGGGATGGATTTGGAAAGTTTAACAATGTGCCAATAAATCCTGACGCGCAAGTGGATTCGCAACCGCAAATGACCAAGGAGGAGTTGTTGCGCGAGAAGTTCAAGTACCTGCGCAAGCTGGAGGATTTAGAGCAGAAGGGCATCACTCTCACTAAAAAATACTCCATGGAGTCTTCCCTGGCGGAAATGAAGGGTGAATACGAGACGCATTTGGAGGAGCGCGAGCGGCGCAACAGCGTGAAATTCCAAGGCAAAATGTTGATGTCGGTTATTACCGGAATTGAATACTTGAACAACAAATTCGACCCATTTGATCTGAAACTGGATGGCTGGAGCGAGCAGGTCAATGAAAACATTGACGACTACGACGACATTTTTTCGGAACTGCACGACAAATATAAATCCAAAGCCAAGATGGCACCCGAACTCAAGTTGCTGTTTCAGCTGGGAGGCAGTGCCATCATGTTGCACATGACCAACACCATGTTCAAATCTGCCATGCCCGGAATGGACGACATCATGCGCCAGAACCCGGAGCTCATGCAGCAGTTCACTGCCGCTGCCGTGAATTCCATGTCCCAAAACCGCCCCGGATTCGGCAACTTCATGGGCGATATGATGGGCTCTCAGGGCCAACCCCCTCAAACTCAAAATCAAACGCCAAGCTCGGCCCCATCGCGCCAGGCACCTCCGTACATTCCCAATCAGCGCCCACCGCCACCGCCCGTTCCGACCAGCGTTCGCGATCCAAACTCGGATGCGGGAATGCCGTTTCGTTCTGGAAATAATACCGCACCACCGCCGTCATCATCCATGCCGTCCAATCGCCCGGATTTGAACGCAGCGCGCAACACTTCTTCTTCTTCGTCTACGTCTAATCCAGTGACCGTGTCCAAACGTCCCGACATGCGCGGGCCCACCGACATCTCTAACATTCTATCCGGGCTGAAGACTAAAAACATACAGGTACAGTCACAGCAACAGTCGCAACCACCTTTACAGTCACTGCAGCAACAACAGTCGCATCAATCAGCGCCTGAAGATAAGACCAGTACCATCAGCATTTCGGACTTGAAGGATCTGCAGAACGATAACCTGCCGCACAAGAGCAAGCGCCGCCAAAAGTCGGACAAAAACACGGTAAGTCTGGCACTTGATATTTAGAAAAATAATACGAACCTATCGCAATTCGTAAGAGCTCCTGCATTTTTATAACATAACCAATATAAATAGATTTAGAAGTATATATTTATATTTTTTGCAAGGAGGGCGAGAGATAATGGGAAAATATGTCATGACATGTGACAAAGACGCAGTGTATTTAAGCCGGGACAAGGCTAACCACATGTATTTGATTGAATTTCGGGCACACAATCCTAAAATACGGATTGATGCCCTGCTCAACTTTGACATTTACAAAATGATGTATGAATTGAACAAGGACTTGTTCGACTCGTACCACATTGCATTCCCGGATCCCGCCAATCCGTCATGCGCAGAACTCATGTTCGTTTTTAAAAGTATTATGGGACTAGGAGAGAGATATACGCATGTGTACACGCATATGCCACATTTACTGAATCCGGTGTCGTCGTCACAAATGGAACAAGCACAAATCCAGGTCATTCAAATCAGCAGCGCAAACGTACCTAAAGAAACGGAACCCTGTTTGCCGAGATACTTGGTGCCCAAACGCGCCGAACAAATTGATTCAGACAATTCTAATATCACGATTCACGTGCAACCGGACGGACACGCAATTCAGTTTAAGTATGAATTCAAACTGCAACTATCGAACCCCGGCGATGTGATTCCCATCCCGCCATTTGTGGACAAGGCAATCAGCACTATGATGAAAACCATTTTTGTGCGCATGAAAAAATTCATTGAATGTTTGGGCTAAATCATTTGCGTTTAGAATGGTATACAAAATAATACAACAGTCCAAGTCCCGCAATGGTGCAGAGTATAATGGGTTGCGTATTAGAGTGGGTGCTTTTTTCCGTGCACGCATTCAGTTTACAAGTCATTGGGATTGAATTTATAATTTATAGCTATATAAATTATTAATATTATTTTATTTACATTCGAGTCATTTATACTTGTTGTGTAAATTGTTGTAATTCTACTACCAATGGCGTATCATTGGCAATATTATCGGGTTCCGTATTCATCATATTGTAATATCTGAGAGGAAAATACGAGACCGGAATATTTACCACATTTGCATATTGTGCATTTGTCTTCGGTTCTCCGGTTACTGTCCACATTTGGGTTTGTTCAAGACGGAACTTCGCTCCTCCTGGTGCTGGTGCTGTTGGTATTACTGCTGTTGCTGAACCTGATACTGATCCTCCTGCTGCTGCTGCTGCTGCTGCTGCTGCTGCTGCTGCTGCTGCTGCTGCTGCTACTCCATCCTCATCCTCATCCTCATCGTCCTCACTATCACCACGTAATAATGACGTAGTATCATCATGTCTTCTAATTTTCATCACCGCTTTTTTTCCAGCTTTATATGCACCGATAAAAGCATCTTTTACGACAAGAGCCCCTGCTTGAGTCGCATTAGCACGATCGTCGGTTGCGCCCGTATTCGTGGAAATCAATATTTTATCGCCTGCTTTTAATGCCATTAATTCCTTGGTTATATTTTGTACGGTTCCACTAGACATTGCATTTGAGTTCATGTAGAGCACGGTGCTTTCGGTTTGCTTGCCCGCATTCCATCCGATGCGGGCATTACTACCCGCAACATTTTGCATTACAGCCTGGTTGTATTCCTTGGCCGTATTTGCCAAGGTTCTAATGGCATTTGGGGGATTTTTGTACATAGTGGGGGTTGTATCTATTACCGTATCTGATATTTCATCATTCATCCGTTTTAATATGTCACAATTTGTTGTGTTGAACATAGGATTAGTTGCTTTTTTTGTGTCATTGAGTAATGTTCCAACCGAACCGGTATACGAGTTGTAATCATACGATTTTTTAATAGCGGTTAATCCCACACGGTTTAAAATATGCGTCATTGTAAAATTTTGCTGATGCGCCTTCATATTTTCCATCATCTGGTTCCACAAGATGTGCGCATTGGATTCAAACATGTTTCCATCCATTGCGCACGAGAGACGTGCCGTATGCATATTCATCTTTGTCAAGTCCGAGGCCTTGCCGTCATACAAGTAGAACATGAGTTTAACCACGAAAAGTGGGAATGAAATGCATTTTCCTGGCTGTTGAACAAGACCCATTAATTCCGCAAAATTTATGGTTTTATTTGAACTATTCGGATTTTGGTATTGGTATTGGTATTGGTATTGTGATTGTGATTGTGTACCCATACTATCATTTTTCATTTTGTAATAAAGGCGCTGATCGGACCATGCGTAATTCGTCAAAACCATGGTTTTGCCATTTGCCAATCGAATTGTCCCGTGTTTTTGAAACAAATTTTCAAAAATGACGCCGATATTTTTCTTCAATGTGGCAAGTTTGGGCTGTTTTGAAATCATCAAAGAGCCAGAAGAAGAATTAGAGCCATAATAATTAGAGCCAGAAGAACTAGAGTCATAATAATTAGAACCATACCTAGAACCATAATCAGAACCGAGTGATTCCTTAATTTTTTTATCTACAACTGGTTTCAACTGCGACGACAATGCATCAACCCCGGTTATTGCACGCAACGAAACATCTTCAAAATTAAATGATATCCATTCTTTTGGATCCAGCAATTTGGTGCATATGAACGGATTGTGCAGCGCGCTTGAATTCGGAATAAATGCTCCTTCGCCCACCGCTGCCGTAAATTTGGCGTCCATTGACCATGAAAAATGAACCGTCAGGGCATCCAGGGAATTCAGTGCATTTTCAACATTGGCTTGATTATCGCTTGTTATCTGGCTATTATCCGCATCTGATCCCATTTTAGTTAATAGCGTGAGTATTTTTTTGGCCTGGGTGTAAGCATACACCGCATTTTCGAATGTGTTTTCTTGCCTTTCTGGTGTAATGTACGGGCCATAATTTGCAGTCAGATTTGTATTAGTTTTGGTTGGATCAGACTGTGGTTCTACAAAAGTATCAGCATCAACATCAACCTGAAATGGACTCAATACATTGTGTAAAATCAGGACATGTTCATCAAATGAACTCATGTACGCATTGCACGAAAGATTATCTTTGCACCACCAACTCATATTAACGTTAGCGTTGATTGGATTTGGATTATTCCCGGCATTTTTACAAAACTGTTTAAAGGTATTCACAAAATCAGTATGTCCATTTACGTTATCAGTAATTGAAGATTGTTCATTCCAATGGGTCAAATTGGCTATCATATGCTTCATTTTTAATTCTATATTGCGGTTTTTGTATAACCCATTAATTGCATTAAACGCGTTATTGAGACAATCTAGCAATTGTGGCTTTCCGGATTCGATTGCCTGATCCATAATTTCTTCAATATTTTCCGGCCATTCGCCGCAATTTCCAATAAATGCGCGCGGAGTACTGCAATAATCCACAAAATACAACAAGTCAGTGTCTTTTAATTGAATCGGATACGTTAGCGTGAAAAATTCATCCATTTGTTTCATTTGAAAATTTGTGCGTACTTTAGTTGTGTCCACATTGCGTCGTAGCAAAACGGATTCACGCTGACTCATGTATTCATCGTATCGCAGTTTACACTCGTGTTGGGTTTTAGGGTCATAATAAACCGTGACATGCACCGTTTTGTCGGTTGCATTTTCATGCAACGTGCTGTAATCTCTAACCGCTCGCATAAATGTATCACCCACAAATGTTTTATCATCGGAATCAGCAATTGCTTTAACATTTCTATCTTTGGCATCATATCCAACCGCCATAATTTTAATGCAAATACGCTTATCCGAACGAGAAGAATTATAATTTGAATTATTATAATAATAGTTGGCACTGGCACTGGCACTGGCACTGGTATTAGAACTGAAATTCTCTGCGTTCTTGACCGCAGTTTTAAAAATCAATTGCACCATTTTATACATGTAATCCGAGTATGTGGTTCGATTCAGCGTTAGCTTTCCAGTTGTCGGATTTTTTAGCATAAACTTTGCAAACGATGGACTGTTTTCAGAACTCAAGTCTGGAATCCAAGAGTGAATCATGAACGTGTTGGCTGGAGTACGCATTGGAGGCGTAATGAACATCAATGGCGGGGGATATGCCGTAGGTAAATTCGGTTCAGTATAATCTTGGGTATCACTCGGTTTGGACGGAGGACGCATTAATTGCATTAATCTGTTTACATGCGTTACACCCGGGGGTTGAGTTGTTTGGGTTAATGTTAATTCGTATCTGTAATATCCGGGTGAAGTCCAATCGTACAATGCGTCCGCCCGGGATTGGTCTATCTCAGCTATAGCTTCTAGTGTGTTGTACCATTTGGATATTTGAGCACAATAGGCTTCAGTAGAAGCTATATTATTTTCATGAACTGCTTTTTCATGCTCGGCAGTAGCGTTTTTTAACTTGATATCCGCTTGATTATAAACGGCCGTAGTATGATCTGCTTCCTGCTTTTTACGGGCGACATCCTGTGTAATACTGTTAATTTGTACTTGTACTTGATTCAAAACAGATTCTTTTTCAGTTTTTAAGACATTAATACGATCATACTCAGCCCTTGCAGCATCAAGTTCATGGTTATACTGGTCTAGTTGCAGGTTGTATTGTTGCATTTTTACATCATTTTGAGCATGTGTAGTATTGGTTTGTTGTAACTGGAGATTTGATTGTTGCAATGCACTCATAGCTTGAGTCAACTCCTGCTGTTTTGATGCAATATTAGCTTCACCCCTACGTATATTGGCTTGATTTTCAGCTTCTTGTGCATTGGCTTCAATTATAATTTGCAAAAGAAGAAGTGTTATGTTTTTTCTAAGAACTAACTTTTGCTGTAGATTTGGTTCGTCACCAGCCTGTGTAGTCAGTGTGTCAATTTCTTTAAAACGTTGCATGAAATTGGGAACCCTGCCTAATCTTTCAGCTTGTAATTCAGTTTGTGTTTGTTGTAATCGAGTGAGTTCTGCGGTAATTCGGGTTTTAGCTTCGGTAGCGTCAGCCACCTGCTGTTTATCCCGTTTCATTGCGATTCCCGATTGATGCAATTGTATCTGGTGTTGGGCAATTTGATTATTCATATCTTGAACGAACTTGGTAGCATCCTTTACGGATTGGTCTGCCTGAGCTAACTTGGCGGTTATATCACTAACTTCCGCTTTCGTAGTATCAAATCGTTGTTTCAGATTAGTCATCTCTTGTGTAGCTGTAGTAAATTCAGCATTAGCTGTATCCATTGCCTTCTTAGCATCATCCATTGCCACCTTAGCCTGATCCATTAATCTTCTCTTAACCATAATATTTGCGGGATTTTCGGCACACTTGTCGTTTGTCGGCTTAATCGCACTCATCAGTTCTGTTACTTTAGCTTGCAAACTTTCTACCTTTTTTTCATCCATTGCCTGTTTTGGAGAGACATACAATTCTTTCCAATAGATTGTTTCTGAACCCCGAGTACTATTACTATATTGTTGTTCCGAATCTGGCATGCGAGTCGGATTATCAAATCTCATTCGTGGATAAGTAGGGTCTGCGGGATTGCGATGAATGTAATGCCGATTTTCGGTTAATGGGTCCTCTCGTGGTATCCACTGCTGTCTGTCGGATTTATCGGTGGTTTTATTTTTATCTACGCCCAAAATGTGTTGTATCAAGTTCGGATGCTGCTTGAAAATCCAGGTGTAATCAAAATACACAGGCCCGCAAATGGCATACAGAACGTCATCATCAATGCTGTTAAATTTTTGTTCTTCTAATTGCGCCGAGGGTTGTTTATAAAGCGTATTTAAATAGTCCGAATTCGGTAACAAATTCTCTGGTTTAATATTTGGTACATCGGCTGCTGCATTAATCATTTGCGCCTGGTCGCTGTATTTCATTAACTCCAGCATCGTATTATTATCGTACATGAATGCTGCAAAATTGGTTTGATTATCTACAACCTTATCCATTGCCTTCTTTATTGCTTTTAATGCAAGGTCCTTGGATGCAGGTTTTGTCGCATTAGCACTATTTGCCATCACAATGTTCGTAATTGCCAGTTTCGCAGCTGCGTGCACTGCCTCTCCTACCGCACACGCTGCACCAATTAACGGATTTAATTGACTCTCGGCAACATCCTTATTATCTTTTTGCAATACCCTCAGTATGGAGGGTTTAAACGAATCCATATTCTTCATTACCGTCTCTAATAATTCATTGGCAGTCTTATTATTCTCGCACCTATTCATAATATTCACTTTTGTTGCAATTGCCACTGCGCAAATGATGGAATACGATTTGGATTTATCGCAATTCGGATCATTTATCGCATTTTTTAAATTATCATTAAACTCTGTTGTCCCATTGTTCGCCGCAGCTTTCGTAATTGCTTCCTTTGCTACTGATGAAACTGTTGCTGACGGTGTTAAATAGCACGGATATTTGTAATACAGGCGTTTCAACAGCGTATCATAATTCAGGCTATGTTCCATTGTGGATTTAAACGTGTAAACACGTGTATTTTTCTGTATTTCTTTTAATTTATCTGGGCGCAACAGTGGATTGCGATTTGGCAAATTCGTCCCTGATATAATTCCTCTCAAAAAATCGGTTATGATTTCAATATTGTAGGATGGTTTCGCATATATGTTTGATGGTGCATCATTCATAAAATCGATTTGGGTTAGTTTTATGGCCGCAATTGATGAATTTAATGCCGGCATGTAATTTGAAATGCGCCCTACCGAATAAGTATCAGTAGAATCCAAGTATAAGTGTTGAAAATAATTGAAAAAATACGTCAATGCTTTTTGAGAAATTGGGTCTGGAAATAAACCAGGATCATATGCAAAAGGAAGAAACGGCAACTGTGGACTGGTAGGAGTGGTGTATAAAATCGAAAAAAGTCTAACCATAGTTACAAGTGTTTTTACAATTGGTCTTGTGTCTAATGTAGTCAAATTCCACACGCTCTGCATGCCTTCAATTATGTGGTTATAACCATTGATTGCAGCAGTATATGATTGTTCTATTAATGCAAGCTCGCGTTTGTGTGCGTTTTTTTTGACAAACTTAACAAATTCTTCAAACGCTTTCAATTGCATGAAGACATTGGATGTGGCAGTTGCATCCGGTTTTATTTTTTTGAACTCGTAAAACGTGCGTATCGTATCGGTTGTAATATCAAATGATGTGGGAACATACACCACATAATCGCAAGAGGTATTTCGTGATTGTGATTGTGTATAACTTTGTGCCGTATCTAAATCATAGGGTGATCTGGATGATGATGATGCTGTGGATGATATCATTTTTTGGGTCAATATGGTAGGAGGTGCATTGCTCTGATTGCCCTGATTGCCCTGATTGCCCTGATAACCTTGATTGCCCTGATTGCCCTGATTTCCCTGATAACCTTGATTGCCCCGATTGCCTTTTATCGAATTGCCCTTGTCATTGTCTTCCTTTGTATTTTCAGAAGTAATTGCATTGAACGTGATTAGTAGCGGATCGTATGATTCTTTTTTTAAATTCATAGTGAATTTGGAAGTTTCGCCATCTCCATTTCCAAACAAATTTAAATTCATCCTATTTCTGTTTCAAAAATTACAAGTTAATTAATACTAATACTAATATTAAAGTATGTTTATATTTTAATATTGCAATTGTTGTTTATTTGCACGAGTTTATCTAAAATTTGGCGGACCGAAATGCAGTTAAATAATTATTGTGTTTCATCGTTTCGCGTTGTTTTTTGGCACGTTCAAGCACGTCCATTGCATCGCTTATTTCTTTATCGGTGACGACATTGGCGGATCCGTGCCCGGCTTTGGACGATCCGCCGATGGCAGCTCCGGTTGACGTAACCGTTGAAGTGCCAGTTCCAACTTTTCCACCGGTGCTAATGGCAATGGACTCCACCATGGAGCGATACCGTTCGGGCATAATGCAGTATCGACTGTTTGCATTCAGACCGTAGTCTGCTAAAACCACAAACACGGCAGTCAGAATGAGGGCCAGTACCAAATCACGGGTGCCCATCCACGCCACCGAAAACACCAACACTTCTTTGGTCAATGCCGTTTTCAAAAAATTCTCGGTGGACGGATCCAATTTAAGTTCAATGTATCGCGCCCCAATGTTGAGCATGAGCATAATAATGCCCGCAAAAAACAAGCTGTTATTCAGTCGATACACCACATAATTGAACCAGCCAGAAAGGATATCAAACATTGTTTATTTATTATAATTTTTATTATATTAATAATTAGATTAATAATTGGAATTTGTATTATTAATATACTGCCACAAAATAAAAAATAAATTAATATCTAAAATAACTGTCGTTGCAAACGTTTCGCAAATGATTTAACGTTGTCCACACCGTTTGACATTATTTGTCTACCGGTGCGAATGTGGGGGCGAAACGTGGACATGGGAGTAAACCCTTCGCTTGTAGAGGGTGGCATAGTGGTGGGCATAGGCATTGAAGCGGGTGGCACAGTCATTGAAGCGGGTGGAACAGCCGTAGCCGTAGGTGCAGGATTCATGGTCCAATTGCAAGCGGGATCGCAAATGTTGTTGATTGTTGCGCCGCCTTTGCATGTCTTAAATGATGGAAAGTCGATTAAACTGAAAAATCCAATATTAAGTTCGGGTTTTCCTTTATTGTCAGTGGCCATTGACGGGTTCAACATGTAGCCGTATTCGGCCGATTGGTTTGATGCAGGTTGAGCAATTCCTCTCATGCAATACTTTTCCCTAAATTCGGCGGGGCTTTTGAAAGAAACGGGTTCAGGAGTTGAACCCAACCCTTCCATTCCTTCCATTATGCCCGGATTCTGATTCAACAGGGCAATGACTGCCACCAACGCAATGATACCCGCAATACGATGATACACGGTCATTGCAACAACGCCAGCCACCAGAAGCAGTTTGCCTAAAACTCGGTCTCTTAAAAAGAAAACGGGAGAAGCACATACCACGCATGCAACCAGAAATGCGACTGCAATGCAACATATGTTCGAATCCAGGTTCAGTTTCATGAACGGATTCATTAATTTATTTAAAATGTGCGTGTGTGTTGGCGTAAATGGGTTTAGGAAGATATAATATATACGTATATTATTTATTTATTTTTTCAATTTTTATATTGATTATAGTTGGAGTAGGATTAAAAACAACACAAAAACATAAAAACAATAAGATAAACAAAAACAAAATATTATATACCTTTTTATTAGGAGATGTCTGGATATTTGCAATATTCAAATTATGGCGATGACAATGAAACGCCAATGAACCGAAAAGTTTCAACACAGCCAACGCAACCAACACAATCTGATGCAACAAAACCGACCCAACAAAAACGAATATTAAGGACGAATCATCGGACATTACGTTCCCGTCCGGAACCCGGTTCCGGACAATCCGGACAACAGCAACAGCAGCCGCACCAGCAGCACAAATATGTGCAGGAACTCATTCAAAAGATTCACAGTTACGAGGATGGCGCCAGCGATGGCGGGGATGATGACGACAATAATTATGCACCGCTTGCCTCTTCCTCCAATTCAATTCATCAACAATTTCAAACCGAATCCTCTCCAAATCGGAACCGATTTCCGGGTGCAAACAGCGCCGATTTGAATGCAAAATGGAATCCAGCCCCTGCCAAGGAAGCGTTCACATTGAATGCTGCCGCATCCGCCGCCGGAACTTTAGCCAAACCATTTAACCAACCGTACGTGCCATCCGTGTTTCAAGCGTCCGACACCGACGGGGAAAACAAGGACATCCTGTTGCAAAAGTTGGATCACATTATCTCCCTCCTGGAAAGCCAGCACGATGAAAAAACGGGTCACGTGACCGAAGAACTGGTGCTCTATTGTTTTTTAGGCGTGTTTATTATTTTCATCGTGGATTCGTTTGCCCGAGCCGGCAAATACGTGCGTTAGGACGCCGGTTTATAGAACAGGTAGAAGTATTGATACTCTTTTTGTGCTTTGACAAGATCAATTTGTCCAAGCATGTTGAATCCGACGCCGGTGGCAAGTTCAATGAACGACTGTGGTGACGGTATTTTAAAATTGCGCACGTTTTTGCGGACCTTGCCCGTTTTATCGTGCGTAAACACTTCCATGTATTGCACCATGTCGTTCGGAAACAATTGCACGTCCGACGTGTATTCAAAGTCATTTAATTTGACAGCGGTTTGCGCGTGGGTTCGTGTTGTTCGTGTTGAGCTTGTTGTTGTTGTTGTACCACCGCCTCCAAGCAGGCTGGACGGGTTGAATTTGTGCGGGTTCACCAAGTGCAGCACAAAATATCCACCCGGCTTGAGCCATGCATAAATGTTGGAGAACAGTTGCTCCGTATTGGGAATGTAGTACACCTCAAAATTCATCATGGACACCAGCGTAAACGTGCTGGGGCTAAATGCTGACGGCACGGTGGGATCACCCTGCACAATGTTGAGGTTTTGACCAGGATGCGCTTTTTTGGCTTGCGCAATCATGTCGGCGGATGTCTCTATACCAGTTATGTTGGTTATGCCCTTTTGAATGAAGGCGTTCATGTAAGCGCCCGTGCCTGCACCCACATCCAGTGCAACCGTTTGATTCGATATGGCTGGATATTTATTGATGATGGCACCCACCTCATATGCGTTGTCCACTTTTTGATTAAACAGCTGATTATAGACCGCTGCATAAAAAGCATCCTTTGTGTCGGCATCCTTTTTGACAACGACGTTACTGCTACTGCTACTACTGCCGCGGCTAATGAAGCTCTCCATGAATGATCCTGAATACGGGACGGGGGTCTTTAGACGCTGTATTTTATTGTGCGCCGAGACCAGCAACAAGATAGTGACCGAGATTAGCAGCACGCGATACCACACGTTCTGTTCAATGGATTTACAGAAGGTTGTAAACATGGTATTGGTATTAAACATTTGAATTATGTTAATGTGTTAATATGGTAATGTTAATGTGTTAATATGGTAATGTTAATGTGTTAATATTAATATATATGTTATATTGTTATTTTTTTTGCATAAATCAAATATAAATTAAATTTAATGAATGATAATGAAATTAATGACATTCGAAGTGAAACTGAATTCAAGGGGATCACCTTTTCAAAATACAAAAAGCCGGACGTGCGCAAAGAATTGCTGAACTGCCTAAAAAATGGGAAAATAGAGCCCGCCTGCTACTGGACCGCCGAACTGGTGTGCGCCGGGCACTACCAAGAATTGTGGGATATCATCATCACATTTGTCAGCAAACACATTCATTTAGCAAATCCGAAACTGTGTCTATATTTGGACATGCGGTATGATGTATTTAAAGACATCGTGGCCAACGGCTACATTGGAAATGAACTGCGCATGCGCAACAACGGCCGAATTCGTTCCCTGTTTGCCGAAATCATGTGTGTTCTCTGCAATTCAAAAAAAAAATACAGTTTGGAGGGCATTAAAGTCAAGAAAACAGATTTTGACAGCACTGCTATAACGGATAAGCTGAAAGCGCCCAACGTGTCCTATGCTTCCGCCGTATTTTTATCCGGCGATCCCAAAGAACTCTTTATTGCAATTAATGAATTTGCGTTCCATATCTCTAAAGATTCCAAAAACAGTTTGCTGGCATCCTACTGGTTAGAATGGATAATGGAATTTGAACACATCTGCAAAATGAAAAAACAGAAGTGCATGGGTGAACGTCGTAACTCCATGCCGGTTGAACCCAAATTTCAAATGGATCCCATTTGGATTGCGTGGGAAATCATTTTAACCCAATCGCAACAAACACCGGACCCACTCATCTATAAAATAATGCAGGGCCTGCTTAAATTATACTGCTTGCGATACACCGACGGTGTGAAAAAAAAACGACGATATTTAATTTATTTTGCTATCTGTTTGCTGACAGAACCATTCACGCTTGCGCAAGAAATGGTTACCAACAAGGACACAATTGAACTGGTAGTGAAAAAAATAGACACGGTTTACAAACAAGTGAAAAAAAATGAAATTTCGCCCAAAGTGGATTACTTAATGGGGTCGGCCGGAAGCGTAAAATCGGATTTAGATAAAACCATTGAAAAAATGGACAAGCTGAATTCAATGAATACCATCATTCGCATGGTCTAGCGTCTGGGCTGTCGTCTGGGCTGTCGTCTGGGCTGTCGTCTGGGCTGTCGTCTGGGAGTTACATTGAAGTTGATTTTGAAATTGAAACACTCGTCCGTATGCATACATAGTATGATTGATTGATATGTTTGATATGTTGTTATAAGTTATAATATATTTTTTATCTTCATTTAAAATATATATTAGGAACTATATTAGGAATTATGAACACGTCTTATCCCGCCCCCGCAGCTGCATCTGCCCCGTCATTCGATTATACCGAACCGGTGGCGGCGGATGATATGTCTTCTACCACATCATTGGTCGTGCGTGGCGCATTAGTTGTGTTGCTGCTGGCACTAATTGGATTCAACGTCTTCACTTATTTAGATGACATCACGCAATGGTTCAGCGACACATTTGGAGCCCCATTTCAATATGTGGCCCGGTTTTTGGGCTACGCTGTAACCGACACCGCTAAAACCACCGTGAATGTCACCGCACAAGGAACCAAATCTGCTGTAGACATTGCATCCGGGGCTGCAACCAGCGGAATTAACGTGCTGCAACAAACCATTGGCCAAAGGGACGACCAATCAAATGAACAATCACAAGGGAACCAGGCGCAAGGGAACCAGGCGCAAGGGAACCAGGCGCAAGGGAACCAGGCGCAAGGGAACCAGGCGCAAGGGAACCAGGCGCAAGGGAACCAGGCGCAACCATCCGCAATGGGCTCCAATTCTGGATTGCAACGGGCTCTATCGCATGCTAAAAAAGAGTCGCCACAACCGGATGATGCCACCAGCCGCACGCAGCGCATCGGCAAATCGGGGTATTGCTACATTGGCGAAGACCGCGGGTTTCGTAGTTGCATTCAAGTGGGTGAAGAGGACACCTGCATGTCCGGTGACATTTTCCCGACACAGGCTATCTGCATCAACCCGCGTTTAAGGCAGTGATTCGCATAATTCAGTATATGTAAGGTTAAGCAGGGGGCACAGCTGTTTTGGATAAAACTGGAAATCTGCCGGATTGGTCCGCGATGTGCACAACTCTTCCTCAACAAAATTAAGTATGGGACACACTTTGCGGATGTTATGGGTATCATTGGTGTCGTGATCTTCTTCTTTTTTAAATTCGGTTTCCAAGATGCGAATCGAGAGAACGTCGTCCGAATGTGAATGTGGTGATGGCGCATGCGCATCGGAACAAAACGACGCATTATAATTATGCAGTAAGACGCATAAATCGGAGAAATTTTTGGCATTGACAACCGGGTTAACACACAATTCGTGTTCCACGATTTGCACAAGTGGGCATAAATCACTCGGATTCAACTGAGAGGACGGAATCCGAATTACTGCGCTTGAAGTTGCAGGAAGCAACAACAGCAAGGGAAGAAAAGAGAGTATGCGAGAGATATTCATGGAATGCGTGATTTGGGTTGAATAATTAGGATGTGTTTATATACATTCTAAATACTATATATTTAAAATTCATTGAACGTAACCGTATATAATTATCCCAAGAATTGCTGTACCCGTACTGGTATATGATGCCAACGCACCTTGAGGATTACCAAACGTAAATTGAGTGCACCCAGATATATTTACTGCAGTAGTTAAATTAACAACCGTTGCTACTGCAACGGTTCGTGTTTGATTATCATTCCAGGTAAATAGCTTGCCCCCACTCGCATTTTGAAAAATAATAGAGTTATTCGTTCCATCTATATAGACACTAAACGATGTCATAAATGACCCCGCTGGCATGACATACAGAATGGGCCCTTGTGCTAAATAATAGATTGAATCACCAATCGGTTCGGCAAAATTCTGTGTATTTATTAATACCGATGGTACAGGCGTTGGCTGGATAGGAAACGGGTTGCAAGTCAGCGACACCGTGCTGAGCATGTTATTAATTGAGATTTGAACCTCGGGCAGGTTATCCACGTTTGGGTTCGTATACGTTTGCGTTTGTGTGGCCCACGCTTTCTTGTGCGTGAGCGCATTGCGTGATGCCATGGAGTATTGTTGCGCCTTGGACAGGCGAGCGCTGTTGTTTTTGTATTGCATAATCTCCACTTTGCGCCGTTGGTCCAATTGATAAGTGCTGAAGACCCTTCCCGGGCTAAGGCTGCATATTTGGTACCCATAATTACTAGCACAGTTAGGGCAGTTGTTTCCACCGGCTCGAGCCAATTGGCTTGCTGGGGGTGGAACGTATCCCTTGATGCCGCACTTATTGACTGTCGTGGGTTGAGACATGCTTAGGTGCTTAGAATTGGATCGTGTTAAAGATATTATAATATGATAATATTAATATTATAATGCATTATAGTGCGAATGCATGCAATTCTAGTGCATAAAGTGGGATGCATTATGCGTTATGCCCCGTTCCACTGCGAAAAGAACCAGCGCATGGACAGGTAATCCATGGTGCCAGGTGCACCGCCAGATGAGCCGACCACAGTCAGGTTGGGCCCGTCACTCACAATGTTTTGAATGGCGCGCGTGCCGAGGGCGGTGTTGTAATAGCGCAACGATGAAATATTGCCGTTGAACCCGTTATTGATGGCCACATTCACATCGCCATAATTTTGAAACGGAACGGAATTCAGTGGCATGCGTTTCGCCAGCGCCCCGTTCATGAACACGTCCAGCACCGTGTTTTCAACCCGAATGATGACGTTGACCCATTTGTTGATGGGAATGTTATCAACGTCAACGGTGAGAGACGGATCGTCAAACGTGCTCATGACCACAATCAATTTTGAATAATTGGAATTTAAGTACAGTCCGGGGCCGTTGTTGGGAGTCATTATTCCAGTAGCATCTGGAGTCGTACTGCCCTTGTTAAACACGTGACGATTGCCGGAGGTTGTCACCTTATCGTGCTGTTTAATGTAGAGCCAAACCGACCACGTGAATGCAATGCCGACTTCATCATTCACCGAACGAATGATGGGGATCGAGCTGGATTCCGAGGGGTCCTGCGAGATAATCAAATTACCAACATTTGCATCTATCAAGCCGTTAACCATATACGGACTGGAATTGGGAGTAAACAACCACCCAATGAGCGCAATGCACATGCGCAGTACATAAACAAAAACAATAACCACCAAAATCAAAAATGCCGCCTTGGCAACATAGCTATTCGAATCCAAAAATGTTTTGGATCCGCCAACAATCTCTTGCGAATTGAATTCATTTAACGACGGTGCGCGAACGCCGCCAAGACCACCGGCGCCCAAACCACCACCACCGGGTGCGCCACCAAATCCATTACCGCCATAATTCATTTAATGCGTTTGCTAAATTGCTAAATATTATTATATACCTTATTAACTTATAATATTAACTTATAATAATAATTTAATTTTATTAATTTGCACCGTTGGTTGACAGATCAAACCGAAAACCCACCCAAGGTTTGGTTATTATTGGTGAGACTAACATTTAATTTGTATTTGGAGAGTAAATCAAACATGCCGTTACCGCTATAACCGGCGCTGTAAATGCCCCATGCTTCTTCCGGAGTGAAGTAATTGGCCTTGTACACGACGCTGGAGATGTATCCTTGCAAGTCGCCGTCCTTGGGAATTAGATCTGCATTGTATCCCCCCCCAATGTAAAGGCTGTCACTGGAAGACAATGGAGCTGGGGGATACGCCATTATGCAAGTGCGTACCAATTTGCCGTCTAAATACAGGTCCACCGTGTTGCCATAAACACTCATGGTTATATTTATCCATTTTTGAAGTTGCACGTTGCGAATCGTGCACGGGGAGTTATTGGTCGTTGCGCTGGTGCCATTGATTACCAGATTCAAATTATTTTGAATATTATCTAAATACATTTTAAATAACGGGGCACTTGTGGTGCTGTATCTCGTTATGACATTTTTATTCGTACTCAATTGGCCGGTGGTAGACCAGGCATCAATATAGAGCCAAAGCGAATACCCATAATTGCTGCTACTGGTTGTTCCAAATTTACTGCAAGACAGCGTGACTGCCTTAGACGCATCCGAAAATCCAGACACGCTGACGGTTGTTTTTGTCATTAGTTTATAAACCACATAAATCAACACAATGATAAGAACAAACACGAAAATGGTTAAAAGATTCATCGTTTTAAATATTGCTAATTTTGATTGATGCTACAATTGATTATTGATATTAATGCTATATTATTATCAACATAATATTTTTTATTAGATTTCACATTTTTGCATGAAAAACGAACCCGACTTCGGTTCCTAAATGTTTTATAACTTGATGACTCAATGTAAAATGTGCTCAAAACGTGTCGACAAACACGTTGGCCCCTGTTTTCAAAAGGTAGGCCAAGGTTCCGTCCGTGCTAAACAGGGTCCCCAATAACGCCCCAATTAACCCGAACACAATTGCGCCCATGATTACTCCCTTAATTGCAGAGGATTGGTCGTTAAACAGCCAGCCAAACAGTGCTCCGAACACTGCGCCCAATATGCCGAACGTTTTTAATCCGGATGCGCTATACGTCGGCATCGGCGTATCCGTCGCTTGATCCATGTCTGCGCCCACTACCGGCGGGTTCAGCGTGCGGTTTGTTTTATACAACCACGCAATTTCGGTCTTGGTAAACGGTGTAGTGTTCAGCATGACGTTGCACATTTCACCGTGAATTCCATCCGCTTGTCCGATGCTCACGGTAAACAATCCATGATCTGGACTGTTCGGCAAGTGATTTCCCGTGTACACCAATTTATTGTTAATAAAAATGTCAACCACGCCTTTATCCGAATTAATTACCACATTGTTCCATGTTTGTATCGGAATGTCAGTTATGGTTGCTTGAATTGGCGTTCCGTATATGCTGAACTGCATCGCATTCGCTTTCGGATTGTACTGAATGGCCGGCCCGAATGACCCAATCTGCAGTAGTTTCATGTATGCGGGTGCGTCGTAATTCGCATTGGTATTCGGCGGTTGCGGATGAAGATAGAACCACGCAGACACTCCGTAGTTGTAATTTTGCAACAATACAGCGGTCGCAACGCCACTTGAAGGGAGAGGATTTTGGGCAACACCGTGCGCATCCACAAATTGAATTTCATACTTGGTTACAGTGGTAAGCGTGGTTGTGGAAATTGGAGCCGACAAAAGGTGCACCCCTGTGTGATTGATCGCTTTTACCACTGCCGACGGTAACAGGTGGCCCGCCAAAATGAATATCGCTTCCAATGCCAGAAGGATGAGAGTCGTCTGCGTGATTAAACCGTACTGCTTCTTCAACATGTCCACGGTATCCAGCATCAAACACGGCAAATAGAATAGAAGGTTGCCGAACAGTTTGAGCACATTAACAACCCAGTTGGAATCGGCGCTGACTTGGAACATGGAGTCCCCCATTTTACGGGAGGTTGAAAACACGGTGCGCGCCAGGCCAATCACTATGGCAATTCCCACAACGTAGATGAGAGTAGTTATGCCGTACTGCGCAATGTTTACAATGTTCGCCAATTTGCTGTGCGAATTCAAACAATACATCAGAAGGCCCACCGCACACACCGCAACTGCGATAAACATTCCCGTTTTTGCAATAAACTGCCCGTACGACATGATGCCTTGCACCATGTCCGTGGTAGACGACTGCATAGTATACACTCCAAATACGAGAAGGGACACGATGAATAACGTAAACAGACTGATAACTATCCCGCGTTGCCCTTCTATAAACGATGTCAGATTAAATGACGACCGGTACAGAAACAGACCCAGTACGGCAAATGCGATGAACGAAATTATGGCTGTCACTGGATGCTGGGCAAACATTGTGACTATCCAATAAAACGGGAACACCAATAGCCGAACCAGCATTCCGATGTCGGTCGGCGGATTATTCACAGGACTAGACCCCAATTTTGAAATCAGGCTTGTTCCAAATGTTTTAGTGATCCAGTTTACAATATTCAATGCGGAACAGTATACCAGCACCCAAACCAGCGTATTTACATAAGGGGTGTCCAATTTGCTGAAAAACTGGGGGTGATCAAAGCACGACGCAAATGAGGATTCGGTGCATGGAGTCAGCGCATTCTTTTTAATATACACGCTGTACATTAGATATGCAACATAGGCTAACAGTCCAATCACCGTGATGCGCTTCGCACCATCAATGTAGTCATTGTCTACCACATATTTGAAATATTGAATTAATGGAAATGTTTCGATAAAATATTTAACGTTGGATAAAGACATCAACTTCGTTGATTGCATAAGGTCGGCGTGATTCCAACGAAACTTGATCAATGCCAGCATCATAATGGTGATCGCAGATCCAACCACAATTTTATATCCCATCGGGGATGGAACCGAATCCTTTTCAGAAGCAGATGCATCCTCCACCTCTTTCTCATAAATTGCGTTCGCATCATTGGTTGCATTGTAAATCATGAAGCTTGGAAACAAAACGCTCAATACGAAATAAATCGAATTTAGGGTTGGTAAAAGTAATGAATATTGCCGGGGTGGGGTTGATTTCCTATATGTATACACCTTCCACATCCCCCCTACGAAAAACAATGACAAATAAATAATGAACGCTGTGTAATTATTCGAATATCTAATATATCTAATCAATAATGCCAATAATGCAAAAAAAATGGCAATGGATAGAAATCCGTTGAAAATAAGGGCGTTTTCATTATCACCCAGTTCAATGCACAAATTGTACCATGTTTTTGTAAACATGTAATACAAAAGTAACAGAAAAAACACCCACACTGGATAATTTTTCAGTTTGTATCCCTTATAAACGGTTGAATTGTAGATCATCGCAACGATTGCGAGCAGCCACAAATAAAATCCAGTTTTTTTCCAGGATGAATCTTCCGGTACAGGAGCAGCGGATTGCATGATGGATCCCTATAAAAATTAGTACTATTATACATTGCATATATTTAAAATACATGAAATGACACAAATGGATAAATGACACAAAGGAATACAAGCATCGCTAAAAAGTTTCCATGGCGGTTTTTTTGCCATGGCAGTCGCGACACAACGCAACTAAATTGTCCACGTTATTGGAGCCGCCGTGTTCCAGGCGCACGATGTGGTCCACTTCGTACCACGCCGGCAACTGGCGCTCGCAGTGCCCGCATTTCCACGACTGCTGTGCTGCCACGAACTTCTTTTTGGTTTCGCTAACGCTTCTCTTGGTGGCATTATTGCGCCCGGACGACATGAGACGCGCCTCCATCTGTGCCTCTCTCTTTCCACCCCCACCCGATTGTGCTAAATTTGATTCCGTTCCCTCTTGGAACAACGATTTCTTGTTTGCGAAATCCAGAAAGGGGGACAGCATGTCGGCCGATGCCCGGCTGATTGGCATGTATCGTATGATGTCGTTGGCGTGCGCAAGCATGCTGTGCGACTGTCCCGGGTTCTTTTTCAGGAAGATGTAGAGAGATAATCCAACAAATGCGAAGGTGGACATCTTTATTTCTTTTTGCCACGAGTGAAACACCTTCAAGTATTTGCCGTCGTAGTACGTGTTCAACACAAGAAATGCGGTGATTCCAAAAACGAACAATTCAAGTTTCATAATATTATATGTATTACAATGGCATTATTTTTTAGAGGAAAATAATCTACATATGTGGCTGGGGCAAGGGATACGGGGTTGGAACCCGTTTAACCCAATCATTTAATTTCGGATGTGGTTTCGGGTTCAAATTAAACCGAACTCGAACCGTTCTTTTTTTTTGAGTGGGTCGAGGCCTTGTGGCATCGCTGATTTGTCGCAGGTGTTGCACAATGTGCGATACGTTCATGCGTTCATGCCCGCGTGCGAACACCACGGTGCGAAACAATGCACGATATCGGCGCAACATGTCTTCATACGTCGCATCGCTCATAATAAAACTTTTGCGGGGCATCATGAACACGCTGTAGAACACGGACATTAATCCCCACACATCCGTGTTGTAGCGATACACTTTGCTAAAATACTCGTTCAACCGAAAAGTCCGTCCAACTCGGTCCGTAAAATGATACAATATTTCGGCATTATATGTTGAAACCGTATCAATGAGCATTGATGTTGCGCTCGCATCGTCTAATTTAAATATTGACTTGAAAATGTATTGAAAGTATTTGTACCCATTCATGTCGAATACGTCAATGTATTCTTTGTACATTGCGCGCGTGAAATGTTTTATTCGTTCCACGCTAAGTTCGGTTTCCCAGTTGGAGATTGGTTTTAAAACAACGGATGGATACAGTTCATACGCATCGGTTGAAATGACCATCGTGGAAAAGGGGCGATTGAATGTGACCGGATTGTTCATAAAATGGTGTACGGGAATGACATTATCCGGAGTGGTTATGCCGGCCAATCCCCAATCAATGATGCGCACACTACCGCCACGGTCAATCATGATATTTTCGGATTTAAGATCGTTGTGAATAATACTACGCTGATTCATTGGGACCACTGCATGAATCAAGAGGCGGGAAATGTGGTCGTTCAATTGCCGCAGGCGCCCTGCATTAAACGGGGCTTGTTCCATCCATATTTTTAAATCGTTTCCAAGGTCGGGCATATTGATCATGCGCAACTTGCTCAAATTGGCGTTAACATTGGCGGCATTTATTTTTAATGGGTGCATGTTTATGCACACGTCATCAAACCGGCTCAATTCGTGCGGTTCCAATGTGTCGGGTTCGCATAATTCGGCCTGCACGCTGAAATATTTTTGATAATTCGGGATCTGTTTTAAATATTGTTTTATTTGCGCATATTCTCTCATTTCTGATTCGGCGCTTCCTTTTTCTTCCAGCTTGCTGATGTTGCCATCATTGGGATTGCGGGATTGGTTCTTGCATTTTAACGACGGTTTGAACACGCATCCTTGTGCCCCTGCGAATACGGGAATGCCACCACTTTGATAACTGTGGCTATGGCGGCGGCCATGACTGCCTTTATGACGTCGTCGGGTGAATTTTGGCATTGCCCAGGTATACTTTCTCTGTTACTTCTTTATGAATTCATACATGATATCTATATTTTATAATAAACTATAATTATGCAAAATTATGAAAATTATTTATTTGTAATACAAATAATACATTGTAGTTGCGGCGGTTAATGCGATTAGGGCATAGATCAATTTGCGACGATATTTAAACTCTTCCCGTAACCGCACCTCTTTCGGTTTGTAGTTGGAATAATATGCATTCACGGCGTCTTGCAGGGACACTTCATCTCGATTCAAACGCAGGTTGATTTGGTTGTGCAAGAAATGCACCCATTTAATGAATGATTCACGTTTGTCTAAATAAGGGGAAACCGGGTATTTGTCCAACAACTCGCTAAATGCATTGCCCATTTGGTGATTCGGCAAAAATAACGGCAAATTTTGTATGAAATCGTAGTATTTTTTGATAGTGACGTCGTTGGGTCTCTCTGGATACGTGACTGCCATGCTAAATAACACAAACCAATAGTGCGGTCCCCACACGGCGGGATCTAGCGCAGTGGTTGCTGCGCCATCCTTGTAAACCAAATTATATTTCATGGAAATGGATTGTACAATTAAACGATATAAAAAGAAGTGCAATTTAACACATAAAGGTGTTGCATGCACGCATTTAATGTATTGAACGGTTTCAAATGCGAAAGCGATGGAAAAGATGAAGTTGAACCAAAATCGGCATATATGAATCAGCATCCATTTTCAAAAAAAAATATGTTTTGCAACAATTGTGGAAAGAACGGACACATCATGCACGCATGCAAACATCCAATTATTAGCAACGGCCTGATTGTGTTCAAGGACGGTGATGACGGTGCATCTTATTTGATGATCCGGCGAAAAGACACGCTCGGATTTGTGGAATTCATTCGTGGTAAATATCCGATTTACAACCAAACGTACGTGCAACGATTGATCGATGAAATGACGGTGGACGAAAAGCATCGGTTGCAAACCCAAACATTTAGCGAACTGTGGAAAAATGTGTGGGGGGATTATTTAAATTCAAAATATCAAAATGAGGAATCAGTGTCGTGTGATCGATTCAACCTGTTGAAATCCGGCATACGGGTGAATCGCACCGGCGGCGGACATTATACGCTGGATATGTTGATTGCCAATTCAGGCACGCAATGGACTGAGCCGGAATGGGGATTTCCAAAGGGACGTCGGAATTATCAGGAAAAAGATCTAGATTGCGCCCTTCGTGAATTTTCGGAAGAAACTGGTTACGATGTAACCAAGTTAATTGTTATGCAAAACATCATACCATATGAAGAAATATTCATGGGTTCCAACATGAAAACATATAAGCACAAATACTTCATTGCTTATTTGCCATTGCCAACATCCAATATGGGGTTACCTTCGGAAACATGCCCTAATTTTCAAAAAACGGAGGTCAGCCAAATGGCATGGTTTTCATATGCCCAATGCATTCGGCACATTCGCCCTTATAATTTAGAAAAAATTAATATTTTGCAAAATTTAAATCGTGCGCTGATAGAATATGAGATAGCGTGTTAGGGAGTAGATCCTACGTTATAATCATTTTTACAAATAAATAATACATATAATACAATAATATACAATTAATATAATAATGGAACCACCACCACCCCCACCCCCACCACAAGTACCTCCTTCAACAAAATCAAAACCCAAATCAGTGCATCCACTTTTGCGTCCGCCGATAAATGAAGTATTGGTTGAAGAAGGTGGACATGGACAAGAATCTTTCGGATTTTTGTATCCGACCTTGAACGACCCCGTATTTGCGCTGAACATTGCACAACGAAAAGAATTTAACGACACCAAATACGAAGTGATCATTCCGGTGTCTCAAAATCAGATGGAGACCGAAGCCGCTAAGTTGTGCGGGGCTGCGTTTGAGCTGGCCCCGCATCAGCTGTTTGTTCGCAATTTTTTGTCCGTAATGACTCCGTACAACAGTTTGCTGCTGTATCACGGTCTCGGAACCGGCAAAACGTGTTCCGCAATCAGCGTGGCTGAAGAGATGCGCGACTACATGCACCAGGTCGGCGCTGTTAAAAAAATACTGGTAGTGGCGTCGGTCAACGTGCAAGATAATTTTCGCAAGCAGTTGTTTGATTTCAACAAATTGAAATTCAACCGAGTCACTCGGCAGTTCGTAATTCGCGGTTGTACGGGAACCAAGCTGTTAAAGGAGGTGGGAGCAAATTCGAAACTGACGGATTTGACCGAGCAAAACGTGGAACGCATACGTGCCGAACTTGTGCAGCGCATAACGCATTTAATCAATGCAAACTATGAATTCATGGGCTACATTGAATTGGCCAATTTGGTGCGTCGTCTAACGACGAAGGCATCCAGCAAACAAGATGCAATCCGAGCCATTAAGCACGAATTCAATCACCGACTGCTGATTGTGGATGAAATTCACAACGTGCGCAGCGATGAAGAAGCCAAAGAAGACAATGAATTAAAGGACGCAGAATCCAAGAAAGGCTCGGACAAAACAAGCGTGTCCGAAGAATTATATAAACTGGTGCGGTATGCCGATAATTTGCGACTCCTGCTGTTATCAGGCACGCCCATGTACAACGACCCGCGCGAAATTGTGTGGCTGTTGAATTTGATGAACATGAACGATCGCCGGTCTGCAATTTCGGTCGGCGACGTGTTTGACCGGGACGGCAATTTGCTACAAATAAACGGGCGCGAAGTGGGTGCCGAGTTGTTGCGTATTAAATCCACGGGATACATTTCGGTGGTGAAGGGCGAAAACCCGTATATTTTTCCTTATAGAATGCACCCGCATGATTTTGCTCAGGAACATTCATTTTTGATGAATCGGGAGCTACATCCCACGATGCAGTTAAACGGAACCCCGATTCCGAACCCACTGCAGTACCTGGACGTGTATTTAAATCCGGCGGGGGCATATCAAGCGTCGGTGTACAACTACATCATTGCCCGAAAACGGCTGGATATGTCGGCTGACGCCACTTCATTCGGCTCGTTTATGCTGAAGCAACCCATCGAAGCTCTCAATATGGTGTATCCCAGCATAGAATTTGATAAGCTGGCGACCCGCCAAGCGCAGTCGAGCGCCGACGTGGTGCACATTGAGCTCATGGACGTGAAGGGGTTACTGGGGGATGCGGGACTGAAGCGGGTAATGAAATACGACGTGTCCGAAGACGGGGGGCGCATTTCAAATTTTGAATATAATCCTAATGTACTAACCCGATACCGTCGCATTTTTTCGCAAGCCGAAATTGGAAAATACAGTAGCAAGATTGCATGCATTTGCGCTCAAATTGAGCGGGCGAACGGCATCGTTCTGATTTACAGCGAATACATCGGTGGCGGTGCGGTGCCCATTGCGCTGGCTCTAGAAGAAATGGGATTCACGCGATACGATGCGCAAGTGGGGTCGCTCTTTAAAACTGCTCCCGTGCCACAGCGCATTATTGCTGCAAAATATGCGATGTTTACCGGAGACAAGCAGCTGTCCCCCGACAACCGTGCAGAACTGGAAGCGCTCACCACCGACAATGCGCACGGTCAGCGCATCAAGGTTGTCATCATTTCCAAAGCAGGCAGCGAGGGCATTGATTTCAAGAACGTGCGCCAGGTGCACATCATGGAGCCGTGGTACAACATGAATCGCATTGAGCAAATCATTGGCCGGGCCGTCCGAAACTGCAGTCATGCGGATCTGCCGTTTGCGGAGCGTAATGTGCAGCTGTTTTTATACGGAACCGTGCTGCCAGACAATCCTGCTGTGGAAGCAGCGGACCTCTATGTTTACCGGTTAGCCGAAACAAAGGCAAGTCAAATCGGTCGCGTCAGCCGTATTCTCAAAGAAAATGCGGTCGACTGCTTGCTTAACATTGATCAGACCAAATTCAGCCAGGAAGTCATTCGGCGCCACAACAACGGCAAAGACGTTACGGTGCGCCAGGTACTGGCCGATGGAACCGAACTCAGCCAGTATGCGGTGGGAGACCGGCCATTTTCATTCGTCTGCGATTATCAGGCCAACTGCGAATACCGGTGCACTGGCATCGACACAATCGATGTCAACCGCGACACGTATTCGGAACCCTTTATTGTAATGAATGCCGACCGAATCATGCAGCGAATTCGTGATTTGTTCAAGGTTCAGCATTTTTATGCGCGACGAACGCTGATGCGACACTTGCAGGGTCATCCGCACGAGCAAGTGGATGTTGCTCTAACCCGCATGATTGCCGACGACGGGGAATATTTGGTGGATAAATACGGGCGCACTGGCCACCTCATTAACGTGGGCGAGTATTACCTGTTTCAGCCGTCGGAAATAACGAACCCGCAAATCGGCATGTACGAACGCAGTGCTCCATTGCAATTTAAGCGGGACCACATTTCGTTTTCACTGAAGGACGGCGCAATCGAAAAAATGGCCGAAAAACACGGGCTAAAAAAAGTGCACGCACCAATACAACCGGCACAATTGGCACAAGACCCAATGGGAATGATAACCGTGCAACCGATTCAAGATATGAAGAAGGCGTACAATGAAATAACCAAAGCTGGCGCTGACAAGGCCGTGGACAAGTCTACCAAAACATGGAACGACTTGTGCCGAGATGTGATTCGGGAATTGAGTGAAAGGGGTATGGATCCGACGGTGTTAAAGAGATGCGTAGTGGAGCATTTCTTGGAAGAGTTGATGATTTCATCATCCGATATTGTAGTGCAGTATTTGAATGCATTGTATGCCATGGCGCCGGTGGACGAGTTTGACCGATTTGCGCGTGAATATTTTAACAGCCAAATACTAGAAAACCCGAAATATGCGGGGGAGGAAGGCATTCTTATGCTGAATGTGGAAGCCAAAACTGGAATGCAGTTGATTGTGCGCAAAAATGCGGCGTCTGCATGGGCTCCTGTCAAATCTGGCGAGGAGTGGCGCCCGTATGTGGTTGCAATTGATGTCAAGATGCCCCGTGAACCCGATTTGTCTCACATCATTGGATTCATTGTGGAATTTAAGGAAAAAAGCGGGGGAAGCTATGCCGTGTTTAAAATCAAATACGTGCAAGAGAAAGGAGTCGGCGCACGGTGCGACCAAATTTCGTCCAAACAGCGCCGTCTCACCATTGTGAATCAAATTGTAAACGGCTTACATCCGGATGTTGAGCCAACTTACACCAGGGAAGGGACAATGGATCAAAACACGGCCCGGTTTTGCGTTTTGCCGGAAATGCTGTTGCGCAGCTACAACATGGTGCGCAAGGACGGCAAGTGCTGGTTTTTAACACCGGTGCAGGCCGTGCGCCATTTAAAACATAACCAATCCTAACCATTTAGCAATATTAATAAATACCAATGAATAAATTAAAATTATTAATAATGTATAACATAACATATAGAACAAATAAACAACAATGGTTGAAACTCGTTCACAACGACGACGACGTGAACGACGTGAACGACATGAACGACGTGAACAGCAACAACATCAACAGCAACAGAACCTATATCTTGCAAATACATGCGAAAGATGCGGTCAGGATATCGACGCTGGATGCAGGTGTGGTTATGCAGCGTTTAATGGCGATGGCGGTAAGAGACATTCGACGCGGAACCGCAGGACGCAGAGACACAGGACGCAGAGACACAAGACGCGAAGACACAGGATGCATCGTCGTGCGCATTAATGCGAACAGTTGGTTTCCGGAAATATGATTCTTATAATACATGGAATATCCGGAAATAAGCAAATAAAACTATAATAATATGAACATATATTAACTGTAAAAATTAATACAATCTCTCTAATATGCATCACCATACCCCCCACCGCCAACAACTTAATAGCGACATTTACGTTCCAACCATGGTATCAAAGAAGGTTGTGCTACCGTTCACCGCCATTGGACGCAACATTCGGGACGTGCTGGAACGGCATTTAGCGCACGAGTACGAAAGCAAGTGCAATGCGGAAGGATTCGTCCGACCTCGTTCCACGCAGGTGCTGGCATATTCGTCCGGGGATTTGACCGATTATGGCGCAGTTGCATTTGAAGTCATGTACGAGTATCAAGCGTGCAACCCGGTGGAGGGCATGCTAATTACCTGTTTCGTACAAAATGTGTCAAAAGCAGGACTGCAAGCACACGTTGTCCCCGACCCGAGTCCCGTTATAATATTTGTGTCGCGCGACCATCACTACTCCAATCCACGGTTTTCTAAAATTAAAGTGGGCGATGAAATTGTGGTGCGCGTCATCGGGCAACACTTTGAGCTGAATGATCCTGCCGTGTCGGTTATCGGAGAATTATCACAATCCCAATCCGATAAATGAGATAAAATACATATAAAATTCAATTCTCATACAAGCAAGGTGTGGGTGGTTATAGTGGCGATGGGAAAAACGTATCACACGTATAAACGCCCTCCATGTAAGTAATACATTTTTCATCTATAATAATTTCATTGTTTGCGTGCATTTTCAAAAACTGCTCGTAGATACTGGCGCCGCCAATGATCCACACCTCGTCATATTTTGCGGATTCTAAATGCGCAAACAAATCCGGCATGGAAGAGAACCAGCGTTCTGAATTGGTATTACTGGTATTGTTGTGTTTTTGAGACGAGAGAATGAGGTTAGTTCTTCGGCGCAACGGACGCACCGGAATGCTCTCCCACGTTTTTTTCCCCATGATGACCGCATTATTGCCCGCACCGGTGGTTCGTTTGGCAAAATGAGCCATATCAGCCTTGCAGTGTGGCCATGGAAGCTGACCCATGTAGCCAATGCCGCCATCAGAGCACATGGCTGCGATAATTTTGAACGTAACCACCATATTTGTTTATTGAAACTGATTATGTTTAAAATCATTAATTGGGTTATTATTAATGTTAATTCAAAAAATTGAATTAAAATTATCATTAATGAATGATGTAGTTAGTTAGTTTACCAGAACCTATGACTCCTCCTCTTCCTGCGTCCACATCCGTATACACACCTGCAAATGAATCAGGTGATTCGTTGTTGTATTATGCAACCGTTGTCCGTCGCAAATTGTGTATCCCATTTTCAACCATAACCAATTTCGAATGCATAGAAGTTCACCTGATACAATTCGTTTCCAATGAAATTGAAGGCCGATGTATTGCAGAAGGGTTTGTTAAACCCCACTCTTGCAATATGCGGTCGTATTCCATTGGCACCTTTTCGGCCGGAAACATTCAGTTTGATCTAGAGATTGAATGCATGCTGTGTTGTCCAAAGGAGGGAGCCATTATGAATTGCCTCGCAAAAACAGTGACACAAGCCGGAATTCGGGCACACGCATGTACAAATCCATCCCCGGTTGTCATTTATATTTCACGCGAAATGCATGATGCATCTGTCACTACCACTGCATCTCGAATGACAAATTCATCGATGGATTCCATTAAACCGGATGACGTTATTCAAATTCGGGTGGTTGGAAGACGTTTTGAATTGAATGATAAACATGTATCCATCATTGGCGAATGGATTATGGCTTAAAAAATTGTTTTGTCAATTCCGTTTTTTGATTCTCAATTTCATTCAATTGGATCTCTTGTTTGTCAACGTAGCTTAAATAATCAGTTATTTTGGAAATGACGGCGTCGTCCACGTTTGTTAAATTTATAAATGATCCATTTTTATTTTCGGTAAAACCAACATTGCATTGGGTTATAATTTTTAAAATTTGAATTTGATGGTGTTGATTCAACCCCTCAATATGGTCTTTCAATTGTTTTAAATCGGTAAGCATTTGCATTTTTATAATTGTTATATTTGGAATGATATACATGAGTATAATTCTGATTCTAATATGTTTTATTTTTATATTTACAATACATTTACATTTACAATACTCCATCGAAATATTTAGCGCAATTGATTTAAACACACATCCAGAATGCATTTATTTACCAATTGGATTGCATTATGCATAGACAGACCGGGATTGAGAATGTACTGAATAAATTGCGCAATGTCATGTTGTATGATACGAGTGCGGTTCAACCAACTCAGCCAATAACTCAGCCAATAACTCAGCCAATAACTCAGCCAATAATCCAGACAACACAGTCAATCCAGCCAACACAGTCAAGGCCAACACAGTCAATCCAGCCAACACAGTCAAGGCCAACACAGTCAAGGCCAACACAGTCAATCCAGCCAATGCAGCCAACAAAACCCAACGATAGTCGGTTTCGCCCCGCATTGAACCAAGACCCCCTGTTTTGGTGCCTGTACGTCATGCTACACGGTACATTCAAATACGAGCAGGTGGCAAATAAGTTCACGGCTGAACAGGACGGCAAGCGAGACCAAGTGCTGTTGCTGAGGGAACGGGCCAAATCATTGAAACAGTCAACCGGAATTAAATTTTCGGCTGCATCCCTTGAAGGGGATATCATATCCCCGCGCATTTCGTTACATGCATTTCAAGTGCTCGTGCACCTAAACTCGCTAAATGCGGTGTTTGTGAATCCGGTCAACCGCGTGTACGCCGAGTTTATTAGCGATGCGGTGTCTGACAAACCAGTGTATGTTATAGAGCGCAGTGACAAAAATCCGAAATGCATGACTATGATTATGCCTAACATAAACCACGAAATAACTTCATCCAGATTAGCATCGGTGCGCGCATCCAATTACCGCATTGAAAACCTGCAGAAGCCCATCAAATCGACGAGCGCATATACCGTGGTAGAACTGACCGAAATGTGCCACCAGCTGAAAATACAGCTCAAGCCGAAAATGAAAAAACAAGAACTATATGACGCCGTGTCATATCAGCTTGTGTTGTAAAAACAAAATAAATTAAATCATGCAATACGCTTCGCTCCCGAATATATCTAACTTTAGTTGTAAAATTGAATTTAAATATTATGCTATCTTAATATACACCATCGGACTCCGAAATAATGCAGACGCATCAGACGCATCATCAAAAGCAAGCACCACCTCATGAACTATTTGATAACATGATAGAACAGTATTTAGGCGGGGTGTTGCGAACCGACGATGGTTCGCTCGAATTAGAAGTGCGATTTGGAACCCGCAATTTGAAACACGTTGCGTCTACAACCAAAATTAATTTCGACAGCGTCATTAAAACCCTGCTGTCATCCGGATTCGTGATGGAAAAAACGGACGACTACACCCTGAAAATAAATTCCGAGATAACGGACCCGCAAACTGGCAAACCCAAATGGGCCGATATTCGCACCGAAATTCGAGGCCTGCACAACATCCAGGTGTACTGTAAAACCAATTCACTGGACAAGGTGCATCCGACGTTTGTTCAAAAGACGGGCGTAGAAGGTAGTGCCGGTGAAATCATTCCCCCGCTCAATTTCGACGACTTCAACTTTCGTCTGTCGTTGCAGAAAGAAAAACAATTTGCGGAGTCGTCTTCTGCCGCAAAAACGGTAGTCGGCCCGTGGCGCAACAGCAAAAAGACGTTTCGCTACATCAACCGTAGCACGTTTCGCAATCCTGCGTTGCCGTTCGTGGTTGACATGAGCATCGTCAAGGAATCGCGCCGGGACTATGGAAATGGTGGTAGCAATCACATGATTCCAACGCACACGTTTGCCGAATCGCAGGTCACCGAATCCCAACCCAAATACGAAATCGAGATTGAAGTGATGAACGATGCGGTCGGACACGGAACTGCATTTACACGGGTGCGCAAGTTAGCAGATGCATTGCGTGCCACCATCAAAACCGTCATGGCTGGTCTTCAGGGTACCAATTATCCCGTGGGAATTACCGAACTGTCGGGCGTGGCATCAGAGTACATGAGAATGTTGCATCCCGAACGGGAACGGGATCACCGTCGAGAGCCGGATGCAACGTCACTAACAAAACTGATTCCCAAAAACTTCATTGGCCCGTCGTCCTACACTCTCCAACTGCAAAACATTGTACCCGTTAATGAAAATTGCAGCACGCCCAACGTGCGAAACAACTACACGGTGACTGACAAGGCCGACGGTGCCCGTAAGTTGTTGTACGTCTCGCCGTCGGGGCGCATCTATCTAATTGATACAAATATGAACGTGCAGTTCACAGGAGCGCACAGCACAAATGACAAGCTATTCAATACGCTGGTGGACGGCGAGCACATCCTGCACGACAAGACCGGCCGATTCATCAACCTATTTGCTGCGTTTGATGTGTATTACATTGCTGGTAAGGACGTGCGTGCCATGCATTTCGTACCACCGTCATCTGACGTGTCTGCGAGCAAGTTCCGCCTGCCACTGTTGAATGAAATAATGGGTAAGCTGGATGCGCAATCCATTGTCCGTGGCGTGGCCAAATGCCCGATACGGATTGAATGCAAAAAATTCAAATACACAGGACAGGATCAAAGCATTTTCCAGTGCTGTGCCATGCTGATATCGCAGATTGATTCCAGCGCATTTGAATACAATACGGATGGCATCATTTTCACTCCGGCGGATGCCCCCGCTGGCGGAGAGGTTGGTGGTGATGTGGCGGGCCCCAAATCCAAAATCACGTGGTCGCTGTCTTTCAAATGGAAGCCCACCGAAGCCAACACCATTGACTTTTTGGCCACAATGGTAAAAGACACCAACGGACAGCCGAAAGTGACGAGCATTTACACCGACGGCATAAACGCCGGAAAAATTGATCAAATTGTGCAATATAAAACACTCACGTTGCGGGTCGGATTTGACGAAAAAATACACGGGTATTTGAACCCGTGCGAGGATGTAATACAGGGGAAGTCACGGGACAAGGGAGACAAAGGTCGCGAAGATTCATATAAACCGGTTCCATTTTATCCGACGAGTCCGTATGATCCGGATGCTCATGTGTGCAACGTTGTTTTGCGCACCGATGTAGCTGGAAACCGGGGCATGTTGCTGACCGCCGAAAATGAAGTCATTGAAGACGGCTCCATAATTGAGTGCGCCTACAATGCGGCAGCAGCCGATCCGCTATTTCGATGGGTTCCGTTGCGCGTGCGCACCGACAAAACGGCAGAATATCGCAACGGCCAGAAGAACTACGGCAATGCATACCATGTGGCTAACTCCAATTGGCACACCATACACAATCCCATAACAAAGAATATGCTCGCAACGGGAGCCGACATTCCGGACGAGCTGGCCGACGATGACGTGTATTACAACCGCGTGTCGTCCAGGACCGACACCACCACACGAGGACTGCGTGATTTCCACAACTTGTATGTTAAGAGCAAGCTCATTGGTAGCGTCAGCAAGCGAGGAAACACGCTCATTGACTTTGCAGTCGGAAAGGCAGGCGATCTTTCAAAATGGAACAGCGCCCACCTGTCGTTCGTGTTCGGCATTGACATTTCAAAAGATAACATTCAAAATCAGATGGATGGCGCATGCGCGCGCTACTTGAATATGCGCAGGCAATACTCCATTATGCCGTCGGCGCTGTTTGTCCATGGCAATAGCGCACTCAACATTAAAACCGGGGCTGGAATCAGTGGCGAAAAATATAAACAAATCACACGGGCCGTGTTCGGAGACGGACCGAAAGACAAAGCGTTACTGGGGGAAGGCGTGTATTGTGAATACGGCAAAGCGGAAAATGGATTCAACGTATCCTCATGCCAGTTTGCGATTCACTACATGTTTGAAACTCGTGCTAATGCATGCAATTTCCTGCGAAACGTGTGCGAGTGCACGGAGGTAGGTGGCTACTTCATTGGCACCACGTATGACGGCGCAACCATGTTTGATGCGCTGAAGCCGTATGAGGTGGGAGACGGAATTGCTGTTCTACATAACAAGAAACGTGTGTGGCAGGTGACGAAAGCTTACCCTTCTACCGAGTTTCCTGATGACGAAACCTGCGTGGGATATGCCATTGACGTGTATCAGGAATCGATTAATAAGACGTTTCGAGAATATTTAGTCAATTTTAACTATTTGAAACGTCTGATGACGAATTTTGGGTTTGAGGTGGTGCCACGGGAGGATGCGTTGAAACTAGGACTTCCAGACGGTACCGGCATGTTTGAGCAACTGTTTACGCAAATGACGGCGCAGATTAAACAGACGCCATCCATGGCATCTAAGTGGGGCGATGCGCCCGACATGCGAGACTACGAACGTCGCATCTCCTTCTACAATCGCTACTTCGTGTTCAAGAAGGTGCGTTCCATTGACAATGCGGAACTGGTGGTTAAGAGCCTGTTGGGCACATCCACCGCATTTGAAAAGCAAATGGCGGCATTAGAACAGGAACAAGCTGAATTAGACAAACAAGAACAAGAGAAAAAAGCAGTTACTGCTCAGAAAAAACCTGCCACCGCTGCTCAGAAAAAGCCTGCCACTGATGCTGCTCAGAAAAAGCCTGCCACTGATGCTGCTCAGAAAAAGCCTGCCACTGATGCTGCTCAGAAAAAGCCTGCAATAAAGCAGGTTGAACAGGTTGATACTCTTGCTGTTGCTCCTCCCGCTCCTACGGATAAAAAAAAATCAGGAAGAAAACCTAAAATTGAATTAATAGTCAAAGAGCAAACAACCGATAAATGAAATGAATAAAAATAATTTATTACGTATAATTAAGAAACATATTCAAACATATTTAAAATGGAAGCAATAGAATCCGATGAGCTCGACGATGGTGCTATTTTTATAAAGCCAGACGAAATGGACGCATTAGAAATGCCGTTACCGACTCGAAGTAAACACCGGCCGATAGAAATGACTACGCGCGTAAAAAGGTATATATACCCTCAGTCGGTTCATGACCCTAGAACCCATGTGTCCATGCAATGTTTGTCCAATGAAGGCGCCCCTGGTATAGCTAGAGGGCAAGAAGAATACTATTATATTCACTTGAACGCATATCGTCCAGAAACCAAACACATTATTGACGAGATCAGCCCGCTTTTTAAAAATCCTTCACAGTTTGAAGTTGGTGCGATGTATACATTTGTACTTGCCTCGCTGGGTGTTCGACAACAAAATGCAGTTGGATTCCCGGTATTCACGCCGTGCACTGACATAGCGCTTTATGCTACAAAGGTGAACAACATATTCGAACATGGAACCAAGCATCATCAAATATTTTATCGCATAACTCAAATGGAAGAAGAAAAGGAGCTGATTGCTGCGTGCGCACGCAATCACAAAAAAAATGGTAAAAATGGCAATCCATGTTATGCATTGTTTGCATCCGGTGAAATTCATTGCGTGGCCGCACGGCAGTTGCGATTTAATTTTTTTTCAGGAACATTTAAAATGTTTGCTCATGTAAGTTCGAAAGAGAGCGTAACGCATAATGAAACGGCGTTTATGACACATATGATAAGAATGATTGCTCCCGAATACAGTATAGGGCTTCTAGACAAACCATTTATAAAACCTGAAACGAGACCCGTAACCGAATTAGAATTGCAACGACTGCGAGAGCGTGGAATACTTATTATACCATTTAAAACCCTAAGTGAGTGTAGGAATTTCAACCGTGAATTACGTACAAAAAAAGCGATACAAGAAAGAGAATCTCGACGTACAAATATATGGTTTAACGAACAAGAAGTATCTGAATTACTTGAAGCAACTAGACCATCCGGGTCGGGTTTTGTCGCAACGGCATCCAGAGCTGCATTACCGCCGACCAGTTGGATGGATACACTCCGCAGTTTTATTCCGATATTTCCATTTTCTAAAAAAGGTGGAAAGAAAACATTAAAGAAAAAGAAAGGTAAAACATTAAAGAAAAGGAAAAGAATGTAAAACATTAAAGAAAAGGAAAAGAATGTAAAACATTAATGAAAAGGAAAGACATTTCAGGGTCGTATCATATAATCATCATATAATCATCATGATTGCACGGATGATGGCATCATTATATTTCATATTTCTTTATTTTTAAAAATTGATTTAAAAATAACAGTGTAATATTAGAATCAACCTCATATCCAGACATACGCATAAAATGATCATCCCTGTAAAGTGCTTCACCTGCGGCAACGTCATTGGAAACAAATACGAATACTATCTCAGCGAAGTAAGACGATTGAAAATGGCTCGAAACATGGACACCGAAAAGGTAATTTATTTGACTAAGGAATACATTCACAAAACTCCGGAGGGGGAAGTCATGGACAAACTCAAGCTGAACAAAATGTGCTGCCGGCGTCACTTCTTAACGCACGTGGACATTGAATAACCAGTGCACTGAAGCGAATCAATCAATCGTTTCATTTATTCTATTTTTTCTTCATCAAATGTTATGATCACGTCGTTTAATGGGAGTTGATGCCGTATTACAGGTAACGGCATGCGATTGTTTTGCAAATCGTCTTCAATGATGGATAAACACACGGATACTGCAGTGTATTTAAATGCGCACGGAATAATCCCATTTATGCACGATGCAATGGATCCAAATAATAATTTAGCAGATGTGCTCATGGATTGCAACACATGCCCCGCATATTTATTGAAGGATAGGATAATCTGGCTCGGACCCGGGCCCAAATCAAAATGTATGATCCGTTTGGATTTCGTGTCTGCGTTTGTATAAGGCAACTTGAAAGACATTTGTTTCGTTTAGTTAATTATATAATTATTTGTTGTATTTATGTGTTTTTCCATAAATACAATACACAAAATATTTATAATATGGGAACATATATATACATATACATAATACAGTATTATCGCATAATTAATTTATTCATATGAGAACCCGACGCAACCGCAGTAAAAAAGGGGGGTGGGGAGGTTGGGCAAGAACGACCGCCGTGGGTCCATCATGGAATGGTGGAAATGGAGCCAATCATTTTGCATTAAGCAAGGCGGGCGTGCAAGTTGGTGGCATTCAGCCAGCTGTTTCCGAAATGTGGGGATCCGACCGGTATCAGACGAATCGTTTATTTAAAGGTGGATCTAAGCGTAGCCACAAATCTAGGTCAAGTCGTAGCGGCAAGTCAAGTCGTAGCGGCAGGTCCAAGCGAGGAGGGTTCGTCTTTGGCGGATTTCCGCAAGACCTCAGCATAGGTTGGGACAATTTAAAAATTGGAGCACAAAACTTTTACCGCGGGTTCATGGGGAACAATCAATTGACTTCAGCATCCCCTTGGGTTCAGCCCGCATTAAATTCTAAAACAGCACTTCCTCCAAAATTTACTGACGTGAAGGCTATCCGCACGGCAGCAATTACACGGGTGAACCAAATATAACAAAATTTAATAATTTACTCTACTTTAATTATAAATAATAATATTATTATATATTATAACTTATTACTCCGAACCATGTCAATGTATCAAGATCTTTGCACCCCTGCTAAGATATACTTTACGCTTGCTATCATTTATATGATCGGCGCATATTTTAGCATGAATCGGTTTTCAAATTTAATGCAGGTAAATGAATCTAAACTTCATCCAGCATTGAATTCTTTGAATTCTAGCGTAAAACAATCCACAAATGGCATCTCTCTTATAAATATTTTATTCACTCTGTTTTGGACTTGGGTTTTGAATCGTCTGTGCTCTGCCGGATACATCCGCGTGTCCTGGTTTTTGGTCCTGTTTCCTTATTTGTTACTATTTATTGCATTAATAGCTTACATTTGGGTTCTTCTAAAAATGCACGTCTCGCACAAATAATTTATAAATCATTGCATTTCATATGGTGGTGCGCACACAGAATAAGCGATGATGTCTAAATTTGAAGTAAAAAGTAATTAAATATTATACAATGATGTGTATATATAATATTTAAACATTTTTTTGGCACATGGAACCGGGGCTGTCTGATAGAACGAAGGCGGAGCGACAAGCGCAGGTGAAGCCCATCCTGGAAAAATTGTCCGAACTGAAGCTGTATGCGTCTAAATTCGACGCCGTAAAGGCGCTTATGCTACAAATCCAGGACTACATTGCAAACGGGGAGGCACAGCACGTGAACATTGTGTTTCCCGAATTTGGACGGCGTATAAAGGGCACGCTGGAGACCAACCGACACGTGGAATCCAGTATCAAAATGACGGAACTTGTCACATGAGTGAGGGGTTCGGGGGCGAAACGTAGTGCATGCCATTATTTGAGTTGATGCTGCGACGGCGTCTGGTTGAAAGACGACGACGACGACTTTTTATTCCTCGATTAATACACGATGTGCTCGTCGATCCATTTTTTCAATTGGACGTAGGTGGGCTCGAGGATTTTGTTCAGTCCGTCAGAATAGGCTTGGTAATTGGACTCGTTTTCTTGCATCAAAATCAACGCATTGTATATAATGTTCAGGATTTCTGGCGTGTAAATTTTCACAATGTTTGTGAATATGTCATCCACTGTATTAGAAGATGCAGTCATTTCGTGCGCCTGTTTGTGCTCATCGTCCGCATCCTCGTCGTTTAAAATGGGCTTCATTTTATACGGTTTTGTATTTGCCGTGGCGGTTGCTGGGGACAGCGTCATGAGATCCGGTGACAGCTGGTCATCCAGTATGAACTTGTACATGGTGAGCGTCTGCAGGATATGCGGTTTGTCGGTTTGTGCATACGTTCGTATCAGTTTATTTATGCCATCTTTAGACATGTCAATTAGAAGTGCATATAACCGGTATTGCATCGACCCAGGAGCGTCCGTCTTGTAATGCGCATAAAATTTTTTGAAGCGGTGAAATACGTTGAACAAAAAATACAGGTCCTCCTTGGTGTCGTTGTTGTACCAGCGCGACATGGATTGCGAGTAGTTGGGGGGTTGCAGCATCATGATGTTGTTTTGAATGGTGAGTTTGGTTCCCACGGGGTAAAATGTGAGCAACGCAATTTGAAGAATTGCCTGCATCGGTTCCAAAATGGTCTCAAATCGTTCTTTTTTCCGGCGCGAACTAACCGTTTTATAAAGCAGTTGAAATGTGGACTGCATTTGCGACGTTTTTTTTCAATGGTATTAATGCATTTATATAATATAATATAACCGGAATGTTTATATTAGTATTTCACACTAGACTTTTTTACTTTTGGCTAATTTTTGTTTAGATAAAAACTCTTCCAACTTTCGTGAGCTTGCATCTAATTTATCTAATTCCTGTTGTCGGTTTACGTACGAAACCATTTCTTGATATAATAACTCTGCGTCATCATTGTAATATTTTTTATTAAATTTACCAATTAGCATATTGTCTACCCAATTTCCTTCCAGTTGTGTCTCACAATCATCATAACGTGTTCCACCAAATTCACATGATTCTTTAGTATAAAGAACGCCTTTACCATGTCTCTTATTATTTACAAATGTCCCTATGTGTTTGCTTCCGTCATCGTATTTCATTATTCCCATTGGATCTTGTCTAGAATACCCGTCACCTAAATGCAGGGCGTGTCCGGTATATTTTCCTGTTTTATCGCCATCTTTAAAAACAACGCCTGTGACCATTACTGGTTTGGATTCTTCAATGGAAACTGGCATGTATTCAGGTCCAGCATCATATCCAGCTGCATCATGCCCAGAAGACCACCATCCATTCAACCATCCTCTGCCCATCATTCGTCGTGTTTTTGTCAGACGACGACCCCGTCGTCCACTTTTTCTGCATTTGCGGCCTATTCTGTGTTTTGCGCTTTTATTTTTCATGCTTAGTCGGGTTATACCATATTATGATAAAATTTTAATGATGAAATAGTAATAATTAATTAATTAATTTAATTGTTACATCAATGTTTCAAGAAAATATTGGTTTGTTGAATGATTTTATTGTAAGGTATACCGTGCTTGTCGCACCAGCTGATGCATTTGATGATGTTCTGCCGTTTAATGGATTCCAGTTTTTCCGCGTGGCCCTTGTTTATAATTAAGTGAATTGTGGAGTTGATGATTTCCATCTGTTGCTGCCCGATAATGGCATTGCACTCCTCAATCTTGTTCAAAAAATAGGAATCATGCTCCAGCGACAGAATAGAAGTAATGGATGCGTCATGTGGGAATTCCTCCAACTGTTTGAACATGTTGCGCAAATGTGGCAGCAGTGCGTCCGATGTTTTGAGCCGGAAATGTTTGCACACAATGTATCGTTCGGAATTGGCGTGCCGGCTGGTGCATGGCTTTGATACAAATACCTCATTGTACAAGTTGCACAACACATGCAGTATGTCAATCGTGGGTTTAGTAAACGTGTCGAACACCTTTAGGATGAAATGTCCACCATGTTTTTGCAGTGCTAGCGCAAACCCCATTTCCGCTGTCAGCAAACGTGACACCATTGTCTCTTGGTTATTGAAATCGCACGAAAAATCAAATCCGCCATCGGCCGTTATGAGATCGCACGTGTTTTGATACTTGGACACGCAGTGCTCAAAGTTGTTCAATGATATGATGTTTCCCGTTCCGTCGGCACCTGTTTCAACGCAGACTCGATTCGGGTGTGCATCCAAAAACCCCTTACTTTTCTTCCATCCGGGACAAGAAGCGTCCTGGTTTAATAACGTCATTCCGTAATGCACGTCTGATTGCGTGTCGTGGCATTGCCGGGACCGAATGTGCACCAATGCTTCTATGAAACCGCCCGGCCCTTCGGCCAAATGAAATGAGGTCATGCGAGTGGGTTCGTGCGACATGTTAAAAAATGTGGCATGCAATTCAATCATTTTATAAAACGACCGCGACAACGGACGCAGTTTGCTAACCGTATATGTTTTGCAATTCGGTATTGCGGTATGAATGAATTCAAACGGATTTGTATATTTTTTAATCGAGTCCCATGCTTCTTCACCATATTCTTCAATTTGGGCTTTAATATTGCATAAATACATGTTCAGTGTGTGGGATACCAACAGTGAGGTTGAGTTTGATGAAGTTATTTCAAACAATGGATGTGCATGTGATGAGGAGGATGCAATACCGCCATCTTCGTCTACCGATGTTGGTATATTTAAATTATGCAATCGTGGTAATTCATAATAACATGACATGGTTTAACAATTAAATTATTATACGGAAACGGTTTATGTTGTTTTCAATTTTCAATATTATATTAACAATATTACCATATTAACATCAATCAATTTTAATACCTGAGAAAATCACACATATAACCCGAACATAATCAATCCTTCAATAAACATATTTTTTTTATTGAATTTATATCATTAAAGAAATAATTTTATTCATTTATGATACGATTTCAACACAATTATATGTAAAATATCTATTTCAACCATTTAAACTTAATGAACGCACCTCCATTAATACTTTCACAAAGAGTATTGTCATCAATGGAAAAACAATCTATTGTTGCATTTATAAGATAATCTTCTCTCACAATGTAAAGCAATTTTGTATTTGGATCCCAGTCACTTTTATAATTGTTGTGAGCATTCAAAGACATCATGTGTGGGTTGTGTCTATCATAATATGAAACAGCATCCTTTTTTGTTTTAAAATGCCCCTTCATATAACCAATATGTTTAAATTTACCACCTTGTGCCAACCAACCATCATCTCCATCCTCGTCAATAATAAATTCACACACTTCCAAAACGTATGTTGTTTTTGACATTTTTGTAAATAATAAAAATACGTCTTTATATTTTTATTTTATGGTTTATGTTCTTACTTCTGCTTAACAGGAGTGGTCGTTGAATCAGAACACTTAATCAATTAATCCTCAAAATATTCATACGCTTCTTCGCTCAATTCAGATAAAGTGTCAACCAATAATTCTTCTTTTGGTGGCTTTTTGTCCCGTCGTTTTTGTTTTTTAACTGTTGCATTGGATATCGTACCTATCTTATTATTTTTAGATACATTCGCATCATCATCATCCTCGTTATCAGTGGCAGTGGCATCATCATCCTCGTCATCGTCTTCGTCCTCCTCATCATCCTCCTCCTCATCATCCTCGTCGGTATCATCATCATCGTCATTGCTGCTATCCACCACAAATCCGTCTTTCAAATATCCGTCTTTGGTTTTTCGGTGCGCAGGAATGGAATCTAGCTCATCTTCTTCATTGTCATCATCCTCGAAATTTGTCAATGTGTCAAATCCGCCGAACAAAAAATTGTACATTTTGTCCCATTTGTCAATAGTGAGCGGAATAACCCGATGCTGTGCTGACATGTCTTTAGCCACCAGTGCACACGCTCCAAAAAATAGAATGGTATCCACCGGTGGCGGAAATTCATATTTATTTTCCTGACCAGCATTGCCGTCATTGCGAGCCCATAATTCTACAATAAATCGTTCATCTTTTGTGCATTCCGGCCCGGAATATGCCCATTCTGCGTGAATTTCAAATCCGGACGATGTTTTATATTTGCATTTTTTGCATAGTTCTAACGGCGTGTATGCATCTATGTGTGATGCGCGCAAATCTCCGTTGCGTTCCACAATTACAATGGGGATTGACCCGGCAGTTGATGGTTTAGGTGCAGAAGGCATGCGATGATATAAATTGGGATAATTTACAATTATAATGATACGTAGGTTTAAATCATTTACGTTATATAATTTATTCATTTGTTTTCTCATCATTTAAAACGCCGATAAAAAATAACTAAATATATTATAAAATGGATAATGTATTATTATCATTCATGATACTTTGTTATTTATTACCAATTATAATTGTTAGTTATAATTATACCTCTAATAATAGTGTATCTAACATCATATGTGATAATAAATGTAAACATTATATTTTAGTTTCTATGGTTTTAATGGGAATAGGAACAATATTGTATGAATTAGAAAGAAACGATACATATTCTCAAATAATAATTTGTGTATTATTAATTGGAATATATGGACTAATTTGTGTTAATGAAACGCATATAATTCATTATTATTTTGCGTTTTTAGTTTTTATCGCTATTATTATTTTTATGATTAGACATTGCATTGTTACAAATTGTAACTCAATACTTATCTCATCATTATGTTTGGAATTTTTCACTCTATTTTATATTTTAATAAATATAAATGGCAATATTTTTTATGGCGAAATTATTTATATTTTGAATTTTGCTTTTTATTATTTATATTTACATTTTATTCCAATAAATTTATAAATCTCGACATTTTAAATGAGAAAAGGGTGTAAGATAAGCAATGTTGATTTGAAGTGGTTATGAGCGTTTGATAGATTTGTGAATATACGTTGTAAACCTGTAAAAACTATGTAGAGATAAATTAATCTATAATTTATACTATTTTTTATATTACATGTTTTGGGTTGCCCAAGTGGTAATCGTGTCATTTATAATTATTTTTTTATTGCATAATTTATACTTTTTTTTCAAAGAAACATTAACGGTCCCCAAAATGAAGGACCTGGTGAAACGCCCACAACAAAAGTATGATGCCCTATTTAGGGAACTGCGAATGCATCGTGACGAATCTAATCTAGGGGGGATTGTTGAAACTGCAAGTGTAGTAAACAAAAATGATAACGACAATGACAATACAAATGAGGCGATGAAAACTGAATTGAAACGGTATTTAATGGAACTTAATGCCCCGCAACACCCATCCCCACCACAGCCACAGCCACATCCACAGCCACAATCATCACAATCCAATTTCATGGAGTTATCAAATTATTGAATGAAACTGTATTAAAGAGGTATTCGTGTATTTGTATATGCAACTACCATGCAATACCAGAAACCATTCGCACAGAAACTGAATGAATTCCAACAAATTGCGCAAGTCCGACTTGCAAATGTACTTGAAATTTATTATGAAAAGAATGTTCATAAGAAATTTTTAGCCGATGTGTACGCCGTCATTCCAAAGGGAAGAAAATGTGTATTATGGTTTACGCACAAACAGTGCTGGATGTTTCAAATTGCAAAGCGCCCATATCATAGTCAACCCAATCAACCCAATCAACACAGTCAACTGGAAACAGTGTCATTTGACGATATTCGCATGGTAAACGCGATGCCATGCATGGACGACGCCTGGTATTCAGGCGATGGCACAATTTTGTACGGTACCTGTGTTTCAGAAAAAAGCAACATTAAAAAACGGTTCAGCGTGGAAAATGTGCATTATTTTTGCGGGATAAAACAACAAAATGACGGGAGCATGAACCAGTTTATTGAATTCTTCGATGCGTACAATAAGCAAAAATGTAGGGCCAATGCGCCATTGCAGTTTTTTATGCCAATCATGCACACGTCCTTTAATGATGCATTAAAGGATGCAATGCAGGTAACCTCGTATGATGTGTATTGCATTCAGCATCGGTTTTTACAACGTGCTTGCACCGAATATAAAAACATATTAATTGATTTAGCAGGACAGCCGCAACCAACCCAAAACCAGCAACCACACTCAATGCAATCACAGCCTATTCCAACTCCATCATTTTTTCCAAGACAGGTGGTGGCACTGGCGCATAATCATCCCATCAAACCTCCGACACGCACATTCGTTCTAAAGCCGGATGCTCAAAATGATATTTATTATGTGTTGAACGGCGAGTCTGAAACAATCACGCATCTCACTATGATTGCGCACATTCCAAATTATAAAATCAGTGTCATGATGAATTCAATATTTCGGAACATCAAAGAAAACCGGAATTTGGATGCGTTGGAAGAGAGCGACGATGAAGATGAACTGGATCCCGATAAAAGCAAGTTTGTAGATTTGAACAAGTGCGTTCGTATGACGTGCATGTTCAATCACAAGTTTAAGCGATGGCAACCGTGTGCATGCGCTTAACCGGGTGCATGCGCTTAACCGGGTGCATGCGCTTAACCGGGTGCATGCGCTTAGGCCGGCGGTTTAAAACACACGGTGTGATTGCCCGTTTTACTGCCATAATACAGCTTGCAATTCGGGGGCTGATAATTGTTTTTCAAGAAGTAGCCCGGATTGTATTCGGTGCTGTATTTCCCAGCATTTGCCCCCTCGGCACCGAATGCGCTGTAGAACGAGTTGCCGTTTAGGTTGACGGTGTTCACGCGCAGACTCAGCGTGCGCGTGCCGCTGCTGACGCCACCCTGTTTTGCAAACGTCACGTTGTTCGGCTTGTATATGGTGGTGCCTTGGCACTTGGTGGGCAGCGCTCTCTGTGTCGCACTGCACGCAGGATACAATAAACTGCCGGTCAAACGGGTTTGCGGACCGTTGCACTCCTCTGTCGGCCAGTTCGGCGTGTGGTCGGCCCCAATGTACTGAATGCCCGGAACTGGATTAGTGGACAGCTTCTGCTCGTAACGCTTGCACCTCGACTGCAAGTACGCCCGGGTGTCGCTGTAATACGCCTTGCTCATCAGCGTCACCGCCGATTTAATGACGTTGTTGGCCGGGCAGTTGCCAATGTATTTCGTGTTGTACAGTCCCGTCTGAATCTGGTAACTGTTGGGATCGGACGGATTGCCCACCTGCACGCACCCGTCATTTTCCACACGGTTGCACGGTTCGCAACGTTGCGACGGAATTTTCAACAGCTTCTCATCAAATTTGGCGTACGAGTTGGATCCGGAGCATGCGCACGACACGCCGTCGCCGGGTTTTGTGGTGCCACCGGGGGTGTCAATTACAAGCGACACGGAGTTCACACTGCGCCCGCTCTTGGGAGTGGGTTGCAGTTTCCGGCGCCAATGTTTCATTGGGCGGGCCTTCATTGCGGGACCGATGAAGTCGTGCGCTGCTTCATCGCGAACAGCACCTGCGGGAATATTTAACAACGAGCCGTTCTCGTTCGGCCGACTAAATCCGGGAACCACCTGGTTTTTTGTAACCGTCTTAGTGGGATAATGCACCTGCTTGGTTGTGATTAAGCTGTTCGAGTGACGCCAACCGATGCCGTCCGATATAGTCGCATGTCCATTCATTTATGGATGGCAATAATAATAAATAATAAATAATATATATTAAGTGAGATATTATTTATTACATAATTTAGCATTGGACAATGGTTTATTTAACAATATGTGGAATGCTAATACTGTTTTTTGCATGGCTATTGTTGCACGCTTTGATTTATTCTAAATCCGGCTACCGCATCATTGAAGGTTTAGAACCTTCGCCTACACCCTCGGCCACAACTACGCCAATAAACCCGGCTGACATTGAGTTTTTGAAACAACAGGTTGCCACCCTTGAGACCACCGCTGCAAAACTAAATGCCACCATGACTCAGAATGAAACCGGGGTTAAAAACAACACGGCTCTTGTTCAAAAAGTGGTGAAATCTCAAAGCGACACACAGACCAAATTGGCTAGCATGAAAAGCGCACAATAAAACGTTCCAATCGAAGTGTTTGTTTACCTTATTAAAATAATATTGAGTTATTATATTATTATATTAATACTATTAATACTATTATTACTATGGAACCGAAGGTAAGATACATTTTTGTCATCGGCATTCTGTGCATTCTGCTCGCAGGTGCAGGTACAACAATTTACAACAACAGAATACCCCTCCCCTTTTTAAAGGAAGGCATGACGAATGCTACGCCATTGGATGCTCTGAAGTCCCAAATCACCGCCTTGCAAACCACATACAATAAATTGGATGACGAAATCACCAGTCAAACAAATCGAATCAATGCCAATACGCACATATTGTTCAAAATCCTGAACGACGCCCCCACTCAGACAAACAGTATAACTCATGCAAACGTGAACATGGACGACCCTTCTAAAACCCCAATGAAGACCATTAACATGTCTTAAAAATGGATCCGAATGAATATATTTGTTGCAATATATTCATTAATAGCATTTAATTCAATAATTAAATATTGTATAATATTAGTGCATTATTATTTGTCATCCTGATTTTTCCATTATAGATAATTATAGATATGTCAAATTTTTTTAATGACGTGCTAGGAGATTTAGACAACGTGGAGCAAACGCTGCTTGGACCAGATTATAAATACTTCAAACAGATTAAAACCCCGTCGGAGCTGGGGGTGACAAGTGATGGCGGGTTGGGTCATTTGTCGGACGACATTAGCGGGCTCATTGCGTATGTGGAATTGCTAGTATCAGGTAAGAGTGATGCATCCGTCACTGGCAAACCGCTTGGAAACAAGTTTTTTCTAAAAACGGCCGCAAAGTGCAAGGTAGTTAGCAGCGATTCCACGAATGGATCCGTCGTGGATCGCTATGCATATGTTAACAACGTCCCGGATGGAACCATTCCATTCATTTCAGCCGGCCTTGGAGGGGTGCAATTTAGCGATTTTGAGGGATTGATTCCGGGCGCCATGTCAGATGCGGCTGCGCTCAATCCGTTTGCGCTGTTTCAAGCGTTTCAACTGGGGTCCACCCCCAACTGCCAAAGTATAACGCTGGAAACGATTGATTCCAACAACGCCGTGTCATCGGCCACCAACTATGTTGCAACGGCCGATCTTACCAACATGCCCGCCTCGTGGTTTCCAAACAAAACGAATCCCATAACGGGCGAAGCATTCACGCAACGCAACCACAATAATAAGCGATGCACGAATAAGATGGGTGGCATTCCGAAAGGCACACTTTCCGGGTTGTACTACACCTCATTGGGATTTTTGTGCCTGGTGCTCCTGTATTCTCTTACAAAACGTGTGAACAAATAATGATAAATGTTATTTTGATATTTATTATTTTTTATTATGTTTATTTTTACTTTTACTGTGTCGTTTTTTAGTTCCTCCTATTGATGCTGGGGCTGGGGCTGGGGCTGGGGCTGGGGCTGGGGCTGGGGCTGGGGCTGGGGCTGGGGCTGGGGCTGGGGCTGGTTGCTGTCCTACTGGTGGACCAGGTCTAGCACCAGTAAGAACGTTAGGAACTTCAGGAGGTTTGTACCATTCGTTTTTTTCTTCTGGGGCTACTGCTACTGGTGCTGCTGCGACAGCTGGCTTAGATTTACCTATATTTTTAAAAAATCCAATAATTCCACCGTCTTCAGATGCAGGCGCAGTTGATTTGTCATCCGATTTTGAAAACAAATTTTTAAAAAATCCACCAGAGTCGGATTCAGTTGCAGTGTCGGATTTATTATTTGAAAACAAATTTTCTAAAATCTTAAACCCCCCCGTTTTTTTACGCGTCCTGCGAACTCGTTTCTTAGATTTAGACGTATTGCGCATAATCACTCTTATTACTATTATAATATTTATTATATAAAAATATAATAAATTATTTTAAAGCCAAAATGAAATCAGATAACAATTGTATTTATTTACAGTTTGATGCGTTTGAATAATTCAAGAGCAACGAGACCACCCGCCACTTGTGCCAGAAGGTAAGGCACCAAGTCGCTGGATGACAGTTTGCCGGCAGCGACCATGACCACAGATACCGCTGGATTGAACATGCCACCAGAAATGGGACCCCCAATCATAATGGCTACCGCCAGTGCCGCACCAATTGCAATTGCGTTCCCAGTTGCTAAAATGATATAAATGAAAAACATAGTTCCGAAAAACTCAACCAAATACTTGTTCAACATTTTGTAATGTATTGTTTTGATTATTAGGTAGTTGTAATTATGTATTAACACAATATTATAAAATTAATTAAAGTAAATTAAATAAATTTAATCCTCTCCCCCCTCCCCCCTAAACATATTACTATAATCATAATCCCTTCATTACATAATTTGAATAAATATCAATCAATTCTAATCAATTCTAAACAATTCTAAAAAAATTGATTGGTACGGTACAACAACACCAACAACAGTAACAAAGTAACAAGACAATCCAATCCCGAAAGATGAAAATCATGATATTTGACACCGAAACAACTGGACTCCCCCCCAAGAACCGCCAGTGCATGGACCCTGCACAATGGCCACACATTGTTCAACTCAGTTATTTGGTATACGACATGGAATCGGACAAAATACAAAGTTTCAAAGACGTGATTATCAGTCTGGGAACGCACATCCCACTATCTGATGAAAGCGTGGCCATTCACGGCATCACCCGCGAGATGTCACTGCAGCGCGGAATAGATATCCGAATGGCGCTGTTTGATTTCAAGATGGAACTGCAGCAGTGCGGCAAATGCGTCGCCCACAATTACGAGTTTGACAGCAACGTGCTTAAAATTGAAGCCCAACGCCATAACATGTCGCTGTATTTCCCGAGCCCCTTCTGCACCATGCGGATCGGCACCGATTTATGCAAACTTCCGCATCCGTCATTTACCGGTGGAGGCTACAAGTGGCCTAAACTGCTGGAACTGCACGAGCACCTGTTTCATCGCGCACCGAAAAACACCCACAATTCTAAAATCGATGTTATCGTCACGTTGCGATGCTACCATATGCTGAAGCACAACGAGGATTTGTGCCGCACCAGTCGCGAATTCAGGGCACTGTTCCGCAATCACTGCACTATCGAGTGCGATCGTGACGATTTGGGAGAATTCGGCGACATGATTGAAATGCCATCACCCCCCAAACCTCAACCCAATTCCAATGAAACTACTCCTAAATATAATCACACGCATATGCCACATGCACAACAACACGCCCAGCACAATTGATCGCATACTAATTCACAAAATGGCACTGGCATTAAGAACTCCTTTGGCAACCGGTTCATTTGATTTGGCAGGGGCAACATCGGTTCATCCATTGCATAATATATATAAAAATCATTCATTTTTATATTTATTTTTTCATATTTGTATCAAACAAACCTGTAAATGTAAGTATTAAACTTATTGAAGTTGTTGGAGGGTGCCAGGACCCCCACCACGACGGGAACGACGGTGACGACGACGACTACCCCCCCCTGCCATCACCATAAATGACGGCCCCCCCCCACCGGCGGCAGCACGACGGGAACGACGGTGGCGGCGACCACCTGCCATTTTGTGAGAACGAGAATAATGCATTATTGGATGTATGATTTTATAATGTATGTAAAGAAAAAATAATAATAATAATTAATAATTAATAATTAATATAATTCTAATTGCGTGAGCTATTGCTACCAACGGCACGACGGTGACGACGACGACTACCCAAAAAAAAGCGCGGCGTTCGCAAGCCCTCCGGTCACACAATTGGTCATGCGCTTGAGGGCTACCAATTAAATAAAAGACCTCCACCAGCGGCGGCGGCACGACGGGAACGACGACGACTACCACATAGTGAACAAACCCCTCCCACCCCCACCAGCGGCAGCACGACGGGAACGACGGTGACGACGACAACTACCACCAGCGGCGGCGGCACGACGGGAACGACG